ACTTCGTGTGGCGCCTGAACGACCAAGTAAAGAACTCAGCGCATACCTGGCAACTCATTACGCCAGGACCCATCGTTGTTAACACGACGAGTCTCTCGTTCTCGCAGTTAAAGTACGGGCCGTAAGACGTACAATCTATTGCTTAGTCTACCAGGGAGTCTGCCTTGAATTCAGATACTACTTTTTTCTCGCTACCCAGCGGATTGAGGAAACTGTAATATGTTGCGGCGTACGAGTGGCAGCAGCGGCGGTGGAGCAGGAAGTGTTGGACACCCCGATTATTACTACGTCCCACATCTGGGTTCGATTCAGAGTCAAATCACTCTCGCGGAGAATGCCGGACACAACGCCGGTTGGCCCGCGTGGGTCGTGGTTCAAGAGAACCGGACTGAAAACATCACCCTCAAGCCTGGGATTTACGTGACTGGTGGGGTTACTTCCGGCACTCGGAGTCCCATCGTCATCGACGGCACCGTCACAATCAGCCCTGTCACTGGAACCTTTCAGACCAACAAGTATTCCATCGAGAAGTTGTCGTTTGCTCCGACGGCAGCCAACAGCGTAGTCTTGACGGTGTCGGGCACCAACGAATCCGAGATTTTTCTGAGTGACCTGACCTTGACGACTTCCGGCACTTCCGGAGCCGGCCGGTGCCTTAGTGTCACCAACTCCCATGCGGATACTGTCGTTAAGCATCAAGGCGACCTGATTCTTAATCACTCGGGCACCGGTTGGTGTATTGAGTGTACCAAAGCGAAGACGTCCCTGGATCGCGTCTTCTCGCCCGGTCCTGTTGGGACGGCCAGAATAGCCAACCTGGGGACAGAACTCAAGATTTGTCGTGGCGAATGCACGGGCGGAGTCTCGAACGCTACGGCCACTTTTTCGTGTGAAGCCAACGCGAAGCTGACGATCGGGGCTGTCTACTTGAAACACAATAACCCCAATCAGCACGCTATTTGGGTGGGCAACGGCAGTGGCGGCAACTACAGCCTACTCTACCTTATGGGAACCGTCTTTGATGTCACGACCGCAAGCGGTTCCGGGTTGGCAATTGCAGGGGACAGTACGGGTAACATGTTCCATTCGGCTGGGTGGATTGAATGGACGGACCGGTCATCTCACGGAGTCTATAACTACCCTAACTACGGCAATATTCTGGCTGTTTAATCCAGGAGTCTCATAAATGAACTCAGGTACTACATTTTCGCTCCTTCAAGACCTCACTGGCACGGCCCCGACGCTCGCCACCGAAGGTCAGCCCCTCAAGGGCTTGTCGGCTCTCACCATCATGGTGGAAACATCCGTGCCGGCTTCGCAGACATTGTCTGGTGCTGGAACACTCCAGTGTTGGCTGTGGGACCCGCTCACAGAAACTGCTCCTGGTGGTATCGCCACCGGCTACTGGACACGATGTCCTTCGCTCGACATGGCTCTCTCTGCAGTCGGAGTACCGCGGCAGGCTTGGGAAGCCCTCCAGGTCATCGGGCCAAGGTCCGGTCGGGTACTTTTCGTCCCCAACGGCGTCACCGTCAGTGCTGGCACCCAAGTTCGAGTGTACCAGCTCGGATACTCGCCTACTGAGACCTACTAATGTCCGAAGCCGTCGGGATTTTTCAGGCAGATATCATCCTCCGTACAGCGATTATGGAGGGTATCCGAGATCTGCGTCGAAATCCCTGGCTTCTTGACTTCGTGTTTGCGTCCCTGAAGTACGACGCCCTGACGTGTAAGTCGTACGGCCACAAGGAAATCCAAACAGCCAAAGACTGGTTCCTTAAAACGGACATCCCAGTGATGATGCGGCCGATTCTAGATGAAGCGAAAAATCCTCTGATCTCCATCCAGCTTCTCCAGTCGTCTGAAGCGGAAATGACTCTCGGCGACATCCACTACGAGCCCCAAGAAGACTACGACCGGGATTGGCCAGCGCTGACTCCGCAGTTCACCCCGGTGTACGACGCGTCTACCGGTATTTGCACGGTCGAAGTCCCGGTGATCTTGACCGAAGGAATGCTTTTGGTGGATTCCACTGGCGCCACCCATGAAATCCTCGAAGTCTTGGGCGATGGCTTCCGGATTGCGGCTGGCACTGTAGCGAATTTCCGTAATGCTGTCGTCAAAGGTACACGCCCCGCCTACGATCTCAACTTGGAGTCGGTCGTTTACAAAGAGGTCTACCGCATCGGAGTGCACACAGCCGGAGAGCCCACGACGTTGACTTGGCTGCATTCCATCATCAAGTTCATCTTGTTGAGATACAAAGAAACTTTGCTCGAAGCCCGCGGATTGGAGCGCACGGTGTTTTCTAGCGCAGATTTCGACCGCGATCAAGAGATCGAAGAAATCGCTTTTGCAAGGTACATAACCTTGACGGGGTATGTCCGAGAAGTGTGGCCGAAGGCTGTCAGTCAGAAACTTGAATTCTTCAACGTGGAAACCGAGGAGATCTAATGGAATATACCCCCGAGCAAGCCGCCGCACTACTTAAAGCAACCGTAAAGCGCGTCATGAAGATTTGGAAGGCCCCGACTGTAGGTGAGGTGGTGTCGAAACTCAAGGCTCTGCCGCAAGATATGCCTGTCTATATAGGTAGCAATCAGGTTTGGCCGGCCGTTGCGTCTCCTGACGACAAGCCTATCGAACTCGCTACGAAGTAAGCCCAATCTTGCATACGTACCCATTTTCGGGAGCGTCGATGCCAGATTATACCCCCAGTGAAGCCGTAGCGTTTTTGAAGTCAGCTACACAGGAACGTCTGGCGAAGTTCGAGCTAGACATTGCCGAGCTCCGCGCCAAGGAGCTTTCCAAGACTTGTAAGGCGATTTCGTGTACGCCCGAGCCGCTTGCTAAGCCTCCAGTCAGCGAAGCACAGCGCGCCGCCATGGGTGCAGCCGCTAGCGGGAACTCGACGTTGGATATTCCGAAGGATGTCGGCCAGGACTTCATTGACGCCGACAAGGGCGGTAAGCTTCCAGCCAAGAAGAAGACGAAGAAGTCTGAGCCACCTACGGCGAAGCCTCCGAGCGGTAAATCCCCAACCCCCACGGGCAATACTGTCCCGACCTCCAAGGCAGAAGACATGACCAAGACAGACCCCGGCACAGCCCAGCACCAAGCTCGCCAACACCTCCTTGCAGATTCCAGCCGTCAAGCTCTTGCTCCGACTACTTCAGCTCCACAAGCCAAACTTCCTTCCGCACAAGAGAACGAAGCTCGCGCCAATATGTACCAGGAGTCCATGGCGCAAGTAAAGGCTCCTGCGCATGCCCAGTCTCTGTCCCCCGTCATGAAGCGCCGCGTAGCGCCGAAGTCGACCGCCCCCGCAGGACCCGTCCTCAATGCAGCTCGTCCTGCACCAGCCAAACCCGGAATTTTCGGGGTTCTGTCTCGCAGAATCATGGGTGGGTAGTGGCTACTTGTACTATATATGGATTAGTGGACCCACGAGATGGCCAACTCAGATATGTTGGTCAGACCGTGCGTCCGATTATTGTCCGATACAAGCAACATCTCGTGAAAGCAAAGACAAATCGAGCCCACAGGGACTGCTGGATCACATCCCTGTTGAATCTGGGACTAAAACCCAATTGGGTCGTTTTTCAGGAACTAGACTCCAAAGACATTCTCGATCAAGCCGAGATTTTTTGGATTGCGTACTTTAGGGCGATGGGGTGTAAATTGACGAATTGTAACGACGGGGGTCGAAGTAACTCCGGATGGACTCCGTCGGCCGAGACTCGAGCTAAGATGTCTTTGGCAAGTAAAGGTAAGAAGAAGTCCGCGACGACTCGAGCGAAGATGTCCCTGGCTCAACTTGGTAACAAAAAGGGAGGTCTTAGGAAAAACTTCAAGCTCTCTGAAGAGACTAAGCAAAAAATAGGGGCCACCAACCGAATCAAGCAAAATCGGCGTTTTGAGGATCCACGAGAGAGAGAGGCGTCGAGGATTAGAACGCAGGCGATGTGGGCTGACCCGGAATTTCGCGCTAAAATGCAGACTATTTGCGCTAGTCCAGAGCACCGAGCCAAGATAAGTGTCGCAGCTAAAGAGCGTTTCTCCGACCCCCAAGAGCGCGCTCGTGTCAGTGAAGCCAAGAAGAAGCTCGCAGAAAACCCAGAATATCTAGCGAAGATGAACGCCACCTGGGCAGATCCCGACCTTCGTACCGCCCACAGCGCCATCCTGAAGGCCGCCTTTTCAAATCCAGAACATCACGCCAGACAGAGTGCGGCAATGAAGGCTGCATGGGCTAGACGTAAGCAACGGCAATCCACGTAGTTAACACAAACACTTTAGGAGAACTAATATGGCCCAGTCAGTCCAAACACAATACGGAAATCTTATCCGCCCCGGCGCTTACAACCAGGCTGTGGTCCAGCAAGGTGCCACAGGCTTCGCAGCCAACGGCATCATCGCTCTTGTCGGTGAGGCCGATCAAGGCCCCCGCTTCAGCGTCGAGACAGACATCGAAGCCACTGCCAAGTTCGGCCCCGATCAACTCGGCGCCGTCCAGGCCAAGTACGGCTCGGGCCCGCTCGTAGACGCCTTCCGCGCTGCAGCCAAGCCCTCGCTCGACCCCGAGATCCCCGGCTCGCCTTCGCGATTCGTCTTCATCAAGACCAACGCGTCCGTTCAGGCTTACGCGTCGCTCGCCAGCTACACCGGGACTTACGCCACCATCAAGGCGAAGAACTACGGCAAGACTGGCAACTTGATCTCGTACTCCGTCGCAGCCAACACAGCCGAAGCAGTCCCCACCACGGGCAGCTTCAGCTACATCCCCAACGCCGGCACGGTGAATTATTCCATCATCGCCAACGGCGCTACAGTCGCTGGCACGTCGACTCTGACCGCCAATACAACCCCCACCGCTTTCGTCGCAGCTTTGGACGGCCTCACGGGTGTTGCAGCCACGGGCGGCGTCAATCGCAACGCACTGACGGTTGCCGGTACATTGCTCGTAACGCAGAACCCGGGTGGAGCTGGCGCCAACGTCATCGACATCACGCGGTCTATCGCTTGGGCTGTGCAGCCTGTCGCTGGTGACACGCTCGTCATTCCTGTCGGCTCGGCAATCGTCGGTGCAGCTTCAGCCAACGTCGGCGCTTACATCGTAACGACCTCGACCACAACCACCCTTCGCGCAGTCAAGATGAGCGACGCGGGTGCAGTTGCCCCAACCCCCGGCACCATCACCACGCCGGTCACCGTGTCGCCCGCCGTCAGCATTGCCGCTGTCACCGACCTCATCGTTTACTCGCCTGTGACTGTCAGCCTCGAAGCTGGCGATCCTGTGGATGGCGTTGGCAAGTCGCTGGAAATCGCACAGCTCGCCACCGGCACAGACCTCATGGAGCGAATGGCGTTTGTCCTCGGCACCACCGGCGCAGTCACTTGGCTGTCCAAGACCTCGGCTCCCAAGCTGATTGTCTCAGCGGCTGAGTACAAGGCCACTTTGTCCGCTTCGCGTCAACTCGACCAACGCTCTGAGTCGATGACTGCCGGCGGCGAAATCGCCCTGAAGATTGGTTACACGGGTGCTACCACAGCAACCGTCACCGTGACCGACACGAAGCTCACCACGACCATCGACGCGGTCGCAGGTCTGGACCTCACCCTCCGCGACTACCCCACCCTCAACGACCTCGCGACATACATCAACGCGCAGTCCGGGTATTCGTGTGCAGTCGGAACGGCCACCCTCGGCCAGCTTCCTTCCACCACCCTCGACAACACTTCGATACCCCGCGGGATTCTCTCCACCTTCGGCGAAAAGGCCGGTCGCATCAAGATCGACGGTTACCGGTTCTATCAGAAGGTCGCGACGTCGTCTTCGATGGTTCAGATCAATGACGCAGTCCAAGCCGACGCAGGCCTCCCCAAGGTCACCACCGTCACGGCGTACCTCGCCAACGGCGCTCGCGGTGCTTCGACAACGGCAGACTTCACGGCCGGCATCGACGCTCTGAACCGAATTACTTGCAACTTCGTCGTGCCGTGCGTGTCGAGGAATTCGGACGACGACAAGGCAGACGGTCTCACGGATGTGGCTTCTAGCTACGACATCGACTCCGTCAACGCATATGCACGTACCCACGTGTACGCGATGTCAGAGTTCAAGAAGCGCCGCAATCGTCAAGCAATCGTCTCGAAGAACACTTCATTTACCGAAGCGCAGACTGCGGCAAGCAACATGGCAGCTTACCGGGTTGCTATGACGTTCCAAGATACGAAGCAGACCACTTCGAACGGCACGATCGGGCAATTCCAGTCGTACATGGCCGCTTCGCTAGCCGCTGGAATGCAATGCGCGGGTTTTTATAAATCCGTGTTTGGTAAGATTGTCAACACTTCAGGTGTGTTGATGGCTGATGGGTCTTACGATGACCGCGACGACACTGCTGTAGAAGATGCTCTTCTCGCCGGACTGCTTCCGATGGGACGCATCGAGTCTGGGGGGTGGGAGTTTGTATCAGATCAAACTACATACGGCCAGGATGACGCTACAGGTACTTACAACAGTATCCAAGGTGTCTATACTATGGACTTGATCACGCTCAGTTTGGCTCAGCGTATCGAGCGCCGATTCAAGGGCAAGAGCGTGGCAGACGTCGGCGCCACCGCAGTGGTGCAAGCAATTGAAAGTGTGATGGAAGACTTTTTGTCCAAGAAGCTCATCGCCCCTTCGTCCGATGCCCCCCGTGGTTACCGCGGAATTACCGTGAGCATCTCTGGCCCGACGTGTACGATTTCACTGGAGGTTAAGCGCGCTGGATGTTTGTACTTCTTCCCAGTCACGACCTTCATCAGCGCCGTTACACAGACAGCATAAATTTCCGCACATAATGTAGTACAAGAACCCGGGCGTCACCCGGGTTCTTGTTTATGGGGCTGCGAGCCACGCCAAAACCTTGACGATTGTTCCTGGTGGGTCCGTCTCGTATTCGGCTTCAGGAATCCTTAAGAGTTGGATCCCAGTCTGGACGCATTGTTCGTTTTTGCGCTGATCTTTTGCTTTTGCCTCGGGCTTTGAATGCCAATACGTGCCGTCATACTCTACGGCCTTCTTGAGTGAGGGTATGTAGATGTCTAATTCCATTTGCTTCGGACGCAACAGACCGCGTTGGCCGCTAACGGCGTCCGGATATTTTTCTTGTACAGCATTAAATACGATCAACTCGGACTTAGAGTGGGTGATAGCGCACTCTGGGCAGCCTGATGGAATCCTGGCGGTTCTGTTGTACGGCGGTGCCGCCCAGACGTGCCCTTTGGAGCATATCCAATTGCACTTAACTCCAGACCTAAATGCCATATCTCGGAATTTGACTTGATTGGAGATATGCCATTCACACTCCAAGTGCGGCGCTTTTGTTGCAAGAGAGTTGTATTCGGATGCTGGTTTAGGTCTTCTTGGGCACCTTGGACACCCTCTAGGGTTGGGGGCAGTCCGATTGCATGGAGTTGCCATCCATACGTGTTGACACTTTGAACACTTCCACTTGTAGCGTTTACCTGAACGGTAAGCCACTTCGTGAAACTTTTCTTTATTGTCCGGGTGCCACTCACACTCAAGCCACGGAGCTCTTGTGGCTAGTGAGTTCAGTTCAGATACGCGTCTGTGTGAGCAGTCTGGGCAGCCGCCTCGCATCTTCCCAGTTCTATTGGCGGGAGTAGCGGTCCACACATGCTTGTATTTGCGGCAAACCCACTTACATTTCTTGTTAGAGGAATAAGCCGTTTCGTGAAACTTTTCTTTATTGTCCGGGTGCCACTCACACTCAAGCCACGGAGCTCTTGTGGCCAGCGAATTGACGATAGATGTGCGGCGACCAGAACACTCCGGACACCCCTTGGGTTTCTTGGCGACTCGATTGTACGGCGCCGCCTCATACGGATGTCCAAATGCAGGACATACCCACTTATACTTCGTGTGCTCTCCGCACGTCGCATCGTCAAAACTGACAGTATTCTCCGGGCTCCACTCGCCTCGAAGGTGTGGAGCTTTCACGGCCAGAGAATTTGGCTTGATGCCCGACATTACAGTCCCAGCAGTATATTTGCCGTCAAATAGATCGCATATAACACCCACCCGGCGGTTACGAAGCCCAACACCCCGATGTCGCGAATTAATTGCATGTCACACCCCGCGAATCTTCCTGGGCCAATCAGGCCAACCCGCGGCCTCGACTTTGCAATCCTCGACTTGGCGCTGTGCAAAACCCTCTTTCAGGGGGTAATTCCGAGCGTCATCTAAGTCGTCAAACTCCTCGTATACGGGCTCTGACACATCAAATTTGGCACTTCCCAGCCCACATCTACCATGTTGATCCGCGGCCCTATTCGTGTGATCCACCGTCACATACTTGTCGGACACCACGGCGGGAGTCATTGTCTGATCTGGATAGCACGCCGGGCACCGCAATACCCCGGTTCCCTTATATCTCTTGTGACAGATTTCGTACACAATCGGCTTGTAGTGCTTCTGGCACACCTTCGGGAAGTAATAAATGTTGGTCATTCGGAATACCCGATGATTTGATCCACGTGGACCCACCAGATATGCACGCTTTCGCCGCGGATGCGGTAGCGTGTTTTGCCGTAGATATCCGAAACCACCCCTCGGACAATGATGCCTTGACGCACCGCTTCGACGGTGACTCCAAAGGGGTACGCCGGATTGCTGTCAGTAACACCATTAGTCATAGTCGTCCTCGTTGTCGATGTTGACACCCTGCAACTTGTCGACCAAGGCCAATAGGTCGATTTTGACCGCAGCTACGTCCTGCCAGTCGTCGCCATAGAAGTTGGCGTCATTCAAACGAGCTGCAAGTTCATTCAGCTCTTTCTGCAACTCGGACTTTTTCATGTGTTGCCTCCAAAAATTCCTGAAGAGTCATACCACTTTCTCTGTACGTCTTCAACCACAACCTCACGAGTGGTGGCGTGTTGGGATGTCGTTCGATGAACCCTCGCATTAGCGGTCGTGGATCTGAAGCTATCTGCTCGAGCCGTTCGGTTGGTATCGATAAATATTCCTTCTGGGTCGGCTCGCAAAACGGCTTTAAGGTAATCATGGTGATGTGCTAAATTCCAGCCGCTTCTGTGTAAGCGAGATACAGTCAGGATCGGAATCAATTCCAATGAAACGCCGCCCTTGGGCTACCGCCGCAACTCCGGTCGTGCCACTACCGCAGAACGGGTCGAGCACCAGGGCGTTTTCAGTAGTGCTGGCTGCGATAATGCGCTCGAGCAACGCTAAGGGCTTCTGAGTGGGGTGCTTGCCGAACTTCTTCTCGGCCGGCTTGGGGGCCGTCAAACTCCACATGCGACCCTCTCCATCGTCGGAGATCTCTTCTTCACCTGTGCGAGGGAACGTCCACACGTCACGCATCTGCTTGCCACCGTTGACGGCCTTCATATCCTGGTAGTTGAAGGTGTGCTTCAGAGGCTTGCTTTCGCCAGGTGACGCCCAAACGATAATCTCGGTTGAGTGGGTGAAGTACCGACACGCCAAATTCGGACTGGCATTGGGCTTGTACCAAGTAACAGTATTGAGCAGCTTGTAGCCCAGCTGTTGCATAGCAAATCCAATGTTGAAGATGATGTGTTGTGTACCGGTCACCCAGATCGTTCCTGAGGGCTTCAGCACGCGTTGGCAGGCCTTCAGCCAAGATGTCACAAAGGTGCGATCGGCGTCGACCCCCTTGCTGGCATCCCAATCGCCCTTATTGACCGATACCCGCTTCCCGGACTGGCACGTGGATCCACCGTTCGAAAGGAAGTACGGCGGGTCGACGAATACCATGTCGAAAATTTGAGGCTTGAAGGTGTCGAGAATGCCAATCGAATCGCCTTGATACAACGACCAATTCTCGGACTTGTGGGGTGGAAGTGATTTAATCATGACGGATTTGTGTAAATCTGAGCAATTCATGGTGGTCCTTATACGTCATCTCGAAAGCGGAGTGCAACCGGAAAGCGCGGTACGCCAGCCTTGTTCGTCAGGCCTTGATACTTCACCTCCAACATCCGTCCGATGACCGACGTGGGGTTCTCGAAGTATTCTTTGAGGCGCGACGTTTCGCCTTTCATCTTGGTGCGGAATTGAGTGCCATTGGCGTCGCACACAAAAATCGCGTGTCCAGCCAACTTACCACGTCCCTCTTCGATCCCAACCACCTTGAACTCGCTGGAATCGAACTCCTTGACCTTGAGCAAATCTGCCGATCGCTTGTTGACGTATGGCCCTTGCATGTTACGAACCATACAACCTTCGTAACCCAACGAGAGGAATCTCTCGAACTCCAACATGAGTGCGTCTTCGTCCATCGATACGACAGTCTCTACCGGCACCAGAGGGAGAGTCAAGTTGAGCGACCGGATAAACTTGTGGCGTGTATCGAACGATCCGTCCATGACGACGTCATAGATGTGGTACTGCACGACTTCGTGGCCCGGTTTGGGGTTGGCGTTGCGGATGAAGCTCGTCAGCTCCTCGAAGTTGTGTCGGTAATCATGATTGTAAAGTTCACCATCTACCACACAATCCACTCCGAGTTTTTCCAGAGCGGCAACGATGTGCGGCAGCCCTGTAATCGGCTTGCGCGTCCGGCTCCAAAGCGAAGCCTTGCCATTTTCGACTACACCAATACACCTATGTCCGTCGAACTTGGGTTGGGCGTACGCCGGCCACTGGATCTTGCCGGCTTTTTCGGAGTACTTGTGGGCCAACATGGGGAATACACCGCCAGCAACACACTCGTCGACCTTGCCGGCGATAGCCTCCTGCAAGGTCTTGCAGTACCCCTTCTTGAGTTTCTTCTCCCATTGAGACAGCGCTTCGGCGTCAGCCTGTTGGGTGGCGGTGGTCTCGTTAGACCGTCCGATGTTTTTGCCTTTGGTGATGGTGTCTGTAGTCACCTGGGCCGCTCCGTCGATTTGACTCCATTCGGTCACGACAGTGCTGTTTTCAGTGTAGATGCGCCAGTACTGCAAGGCACCAGTGGCCGTCTTCTTGTATAGTGTAGGGAAGTCCATGTTAGTTCTCCGTTTTGGCTTGCTTGATGCACACGTCCCACTGCCTCTTGAACCGCTCGCAGAGCTGACTGTAGGTTTCTTCGCCGACACTCCGTCCCTGGACATCAGATGTTTGCTCGGCCGCGATACATTCCACGTGGCAGCACCCTTCCGTATTGTGAAGCGCACAGGGCTCGTCTACGTGGTCCACCGGCACGAGCTCGCGTACGTCAGCGAGTTCGGCCTCGAGCAGCCGGATCTGATCCTTTAGATTCTCGACGACTTCCAATGATACCGCCACCTTCATGCGAAGGGCTTTGATTTTACCTTCGGCCAAGTCTGCTCGCAGTTCAGCGGTCTCCAAAAGGGCTTGCAATGTTTCGATGCACATGTGGTATTTCTCCTTGGGGCTACTTATGGCATGGGCTGGGGTGGAGTGTCAAGCCACCGGATAATTTTGGCGATAGTTCCAGTGGGGTTGGATTCGTATTCGGCTTCGGGGATCCTCAAAAGTTGGATCCCGGCTTGGGTGCACTGTTCGCTTTTGCGGGCGTCGCGTTGGGGTTTACGATTTCACAACAACGTGGTATACTAATCCCATGATCGTCGCCCACAGAATCAGACTCGTACCCACCAAATCGCAAATACCGTGGGATGCACGGGAATTCAAGCCTGTGGAGCTGGTGATGTTGCCAGCATCGAAGCAGGAATTCAAAGGTGTCGTCCTTTGGAGCATCAACACACGCAGCACCAATCTTGTCCATAGAAACTTTCCGCCGGCATACCGGCAAGGAGTAGGATAATGTCGGGTAAAGTAATGACAGGTGCGCGAGGAGTCGTTTTCCTTGACGACCCAGCAACCAACACGTCGCGTGCTGTAGGCATTTTCACTGACATCTCATGGGGTGTGAATTATTCCGTCGAACCAATTTTTGTGTTAGGCTCGTACGGCCCGGTTGAATCCATTTACACCTCTATGGATGCCACCACGCTCACTTGTAGTGGTTATCGCGTAATCGACCACGGACCCCATATTGAAGGCGGAGTTCCGAAGCTGGCCGATCTATTGAATCATGAGTACATTTCGATGACGGCGCTTGACCGCCAGACGCACAAAGTCATGGCTAAATTCCGCTCGGTCAGACCTACTGGCTACAACACAGCACTCGCCCACCGTCAGCCCGAGTCGTGCACTGTGACTTACATTGCGCTTCGTTGCGACGATGAATCCGTCACAAACGACGAAACCCCTGATACGAACGCTACGACCCTCCCGTAACACCTAACGTAGCGCCCAAAAACTCCGACAAGGACATTTCCCCATAAGGCGACTTGTCGGAGTAGTACAAATTCACCAAATCTACTGTAGTCTTTGGTGCGAACAAGTACAATGCCCACCCAGAATTAGACCGCATCTTAAAGCAGCGATGTTCGATGTGGAGCATATCAAAGGCCGCTTTAATACACTTGATTTGCTGTCTCCTTGTTAAAGGCAGCCACTTAATTTGTGGCGCCGTAACGTCCCTGAACAAGAAGTATTCACAGATTTCTACGTGTTCGAAGCCGTGAAACCTCTTATTGTCCTTCCCGCACTTAGGGCATTTGGGGTACGACACGAAATAGTGTTCAGGTTCCACTGCCGCACCCTGCACTCTTCAGGAATTCACCTAAGTCTATTCCGCCATAAGGCGACTTGTCGGAGTAATACATTTTTACCAGCGCCGCGACTTTAATGGGAGCGAACACTTCCACGTAGTTGCCGGCGATCGACGACACCGCAAACGATCGGTATTCGATCTTGCATAAATCAAACACCACCTGAACGTACCGCGGGTGTTCGGCCTTAATAGAAGCCCACCCTATTTGACGCGCCGTGACGCCTCGAAACGTCAAATATTCGCAGATCTCAGCGTGGTCGGAGCCAAGAAGCCAGACATGACCGGCAATTTTGAGGTTGGCATGTCCACACTTAGAACATTTAGGCCATTCCTGAAATTGGATTTCAGTGGTCATGTTTGCTCCAGGGCTTGTCGTGTAGCTCGGTATCCCAATCCCCTTCGAAGTCGCCGTCACGCACCGCCCTTCGTACTTTTTGTCGGACGGAATGTTTGCCGTAGTGTGTCATTTTTCTGGCCTTGCGTCCGTGATTGGCGTATTCGTGAATATACATCGGAGCTATCGATAGTGGCCGATCTCCTGCCAACTTAAGAATGATTTGTCCGCGCATTCCCCAGCCTGGAATAATTTGAGATAGACATCCGCCGAAATGCGTGTGCGGTGTTATCGCATTACACGGATACCCGAAAACACCATGCACGATCGCCGACGCCAAGTGATCGTTTTTGGTTGAGTAGTATTTTCTGAGGTTGCCGTCAGCGAACTTATGGGCAACCAGCGAGGGTTCGTGACGAAGGCGGTATGTCCTACTCATGACTTTCTCCTGCGGAGTCCAACAACCTTTTCGCCTCCGCCTTTCCGAGACCTGCGAGCTTGTCGCACATTTCATTACCGGGCTCGCCGTTGTGGCCCTTCACCCACCTAGTGCGAACACTGTACTTGATGCAAATATCGCGCAAATGTGTTGCCAGTGCAACGTTTTTGGATGCATTCATCGAACCGTTGGCCAGACCTAGCGTGACTTGACTGTCTGAAACGAGCTCGATGATGTGTGACGAGATCTCCAAAAACATTGGGTGAAACACCAAAGCTCGGAGTCCTTCCCGCGCCGCCATGAGCTCGGCCTGTCCGTTGGTGCCGCTAGGATGGCCGCCTTTGCCTGCCGTGACGACGAAACCGTTATAGACCACCACGTACCCCCACCCTATGGGTTTGCCGCCACCAGCCCCGCTGGAGCCATCTGCGTACACCGTGAAGTGGTTGGACATCAATCACTCCGGCTTAAGTTGAGACTCTTCGTAGGGGTGTTTTCGGCCGTCGTCAAGGGTGACCATGTAGAATACTTGGCAGCGGCCACTGCTCCGTAGGTGGACTGTAATATCTCCAACTTCACCCTTGTCTGGCGGCTCGTATTTTGTTGGAACAACCACACGCTCTCCGGCACTGAATTTGTGGTCGATTGTAGTCTGGTGCATGTCAATCTCGCTCTCGGTATAGTTCTACATCTTTTGCTGGCAGGTAGATGTAGTGATGCGGACTACCTAAGGAGTAGTAGATTCTCGTGCCGGCTCGCGTCATATTGATGTCAATCCCCCTAACCTCTAGTGGTCGGTCTGGATAGCCAGCTTCGACTACGAGAGTTCCGATTGGGAAATATTGTGGAGTGTGCATGTTTAGTCCTGGCAGTCATGGGGTGAAGTGCTAGCGACGCCTCGAAGCTCGCCCTCGTAATAGTAGGCGCACCGGCTAGCGGCATGTCGCACGGTGTACAGGCGACTGGGTGCGAATCCGGATGGGATCTGCGTCACCACTCCTACATCCCCGCCTCGGTGGTGGACGACTTGATCGCCCACCTTGAACTTTACGTAAGGCGCAATGTCACCCGAGTACAGTGTGCGACAAAACTCGTATGGCGTGTCTTTATCGCACCTCGCCTCCAGCAAGCAGTACAGCACGGTTGCGCCCTTTTCTGTCACGCGGATGTCTACGGCTCGGACCTCGTACGGGAATTCTGGATAGTGAATATCTATTACAAGAGAGCCAACCGGAAAAAAGTCTGGGATGTTCATGGTCAATCCTGGAAGTAGTGGGGTGAGGTCGGAGTGTATGGCAGCATGTCGGACTCGTTGTAGATGTATCGATATATAGCTGGAGTCAGCATAATCCCCCACATTGTATCTTTATGACAGATGATTTCTCCGAATTCGCGCCCTGCCATCTTTTCGGTGTTTTTTAGAACCACCAGATCTCCGACCTTGAATTTTGGGGTGACCAACTTGACCGTCTCTAGATGGTCTTCAAATATCGTTCCGTAGGTGTTGTCGCTCCATGCCGCCGTATAGGAAACGACAGTTCGGATCGACGTGACGGTCCCTTCCAAGTTGTAGTACTTCGACTTCACCTTGTCGCCTACATTGAACTTGCTCTTGATGTTGATATCCATGACTTTTCCTTTAATTCAATACAACCTTATTCGGATTGCGGCGCTTTTGCACTGTTTCGGCGTTTTTGAGCTCCGCCTGGATTTTGAACTGCGTAGACTTCAGCTTCGGCAAAACCTCTAGCACAGTTCCGCGCGCCACACCAGGAAAATCGTCGTCTGTCACAACCATCTCTGCGAGCTTGACGTAATAGTCGAATCTCTCATCATTGAGCGCCATCTTGGTGCGCCCCATTCCCTCTTCAGCCAAGACCCGTGCCACCACCATGGGGGTGTTGCGGTCGTTGTATTGGTCGGTCAGCTTCATGATGGCCGCCAACACGCCATCGAGGTCGACTGGAGACTCCACCATCCACTCGAGTTGTGAGCGCACATTGCGGCTATAGTTGATCTTCAAAAGCAATTCAAGTGCTTCGAGCTGTGTAATGGACAAATCAGGCGAGCGAATCATTTTGAGCTCCTTTGAGGTATTCGACCGTGGATAACGTTCCGTCTTCGTTTGAATACACGACTTTCTTGACTCCGTACCGCCTCATGTACGTCTCACACTCACTACACGGCTTTGCTGAAGTTAAAACTTGCCTGGACGACGTGAATCTCAACGACAAAACTTTAACACCAGCCCGGTCCGACGGCCACAGCTGCTCAAGTGCCCGTATTTCGGCGTGGTGGCCCACGCGGTTGCACTCCATCGCCAGAATCACCCCACCGCGCATTACGACAGCTACGTGGTGGAAGTCGGGGCAATCCGCGCGGCTTTCTGCGGCGATTTTGCGGAGGATGTTGAACGACACGGGCAGGCGCATGGGAGATGTATGCCGGATTTAGGTCCCGGAGTCAACAGCTTTAAGGAAATCTTGCAAAGACATTTCGCCATACCCGATCCGCAACCACAACCTCACGGCCGGAGGAGTGTTCGGGTTGTCGAAGACGGCCTGTCGGATAACGTAGCTGCGACATGTCGCTAGAGAAGTCAACTGCGCTGGGTCGACTTCGGACTCGGCCTCGGAGAGTAAGTCGTATGTTTTGATGAAAGGTTCCATCACGGATGGGTGGTTCACGTCAGTCTCCCGAGTCAACAGCTTTAAGGAATTCTTCGAGTGACATCTCACCATATCCAGTTTGCAGCCACAGCTTCACCGCTGGTGGGGTGTGGGGGTTGCGCTCGACGGCCCATTGAACGGTGGGGTTCGCATCCAAAGCCATATACGCTAGAGTGCTTCTAGGCGTATTTGGGTTGCTCGCTACACCTCATCGCACGTCTGGGTTGGGATGGGTGGATAATACATCCAATTCCGACTCGATGGTGTCGGCGGAATCGGCCTTAAGATAGTCTTGATATCGTTGGGAGCTCATCTTCAAGTTCCTGAGTCAATCGCTTCCAAGAAGTCCTCTAGAGTCATTCCCTGAAAGCGAGTTTTGAGCCAAAGTCTGACAGCAGGTGGAGTATTTGAATTTCGAGCGACTTCAGCCCACACCGTTTCGCTTTTGTCTTCGGCAAGGTAAGTTAAGGTTGACGCCCATGTGTTGCGGTTGTTGGCCACAGCCCAACGAACGTGCTCGCTTCTGTCGGTGGAGAGAGTCTCCAAATCGGCACCAGACGCGTCTTCATAGTTCGCTAGGGCAAAAACGTCGCCACTGGAACGATACCCACCTTTTGCGGAACTCACGTCAGTCTCCCGAGTCGATAGCACGGAACATTCGAAAGCTAGTTAAGCCGCCCTCGGCTCGAAACTCTTGGCCGTCCCAAATCAGGCGTTCGTAACAAAAAAAAGCCGATCGGGCCCCAAAAGTAACACCCTCCCGGAATACCACGGACCGGGTCTGTTGAAGGTAGCATCTGCGGTTGATTGTAGTAATCCACCCCGTGTCGGACTCAAAAATCTGACGCTCGATATATTCCAATGCCGCTTTGGCTCCATCCACCCAAGCCTGAGGTGAGAGGTTTTCTCCGGCCATCAACCGCACGTTGGCGGTGAAGTTGTCCACTTGAGACGGGTCCATGATGACGGCGAGGTCACGGATTTCGACGTAAAGTTTGTGTAGGCGGTCGTTGTTGGTCATGAGAAACGTATAGCACAGTCGATTGCGCGTTGCAAGGACCTCGAAGTGTGGTATCATCATCTTCAAGTCGTTCAACAAAGGAGCACGCATGATTTCAAACTCAGCAACAGAATTCACGATCGACGTCAAGGGAGAGCTTACCGGCCAGACATTCCAAGGTGTGTTCAAGGCCCGCCCGCTTCTTTCCCATCGCGCCCGTCTAGACCAAGACAAGATGCGTCGGAACCTCATTGGAGAGAAGCCTGAAGAGGCATCCGAGAGCACCATCAATACCGCCGTGGCGATTTCGTATATTTACCACCACCTCGAGGCGTCGCCCACATGGTGGAAGGAGTCCAACAACGGTCTCAATCTCGTCGATGAAGCCCCGGTTGGCGCGGTATATAAGGCGATTATGGACCTCGAAGAGAAAGTCTACGCCGATATCAAGAAGGCCGGCGAAGCCGCTGCTACTGCGCTGACCCCCAAGAAGTGATCTAATGGATTTGCTCACCGCCATACAGCTTTCTGCAATGAAGGCGGTCGAGCAACCGGACCACGAGGCGTGTTGGCGGCGTGTAGCCAGGGCGTATTCACAGAAGTTTCACACGCCCTTACATGTGGTGAATGAATTGCCGGACGAGGTGGTTTTACAGGCTTTCTACGAGGATCTGTACTCTGAGATGGATCCCAAAGAGCGCGACGCCGAAGTCGCGGATCTACTAGAGACAGACGAACAGCGCAAGGAGCGTGTCGCCAAGAAAGATGCGGACCTGGCTTCAGTTAGTTCGCTACTCGAGGACGCAGCTCTGCTCGAAGCCATCAAGGTCGTCGGTGGCAAGAAGAGCCCTCCGAAGGCTGGGGCGCCACCGAAAGTAGACTCGACGCCTGGAGTCGACGGCACGCCTAGTAAATCGATGCTAGCTCAGATGCGTGAAGTGCCCCCGGATATTGCCATGTTGTTTGGTGAGTAGCGGAAGGGTCAATCTTAAAATCATGCCAGACCAGCGCGATATTCGCTTCAGGTTCGCCGTCGATGCTCAAAGCATGGGCAGCGTCGAACGTGCTCTTGACCAACTGATCAGAAAATCGCAGGAATTGGCCAAGAGTTTGAATGGCATCTCCCTTGGCGGTATGGGCGGCGGCGGGTTGCTGTCGGGCAAGGTGGGTAAGTCTGGTTCAGGTCCGAGTAAACCCGGTGGCGGGCCGCAAACACAGACGTCATTCGTCGGTGTGGTCGCCAGCCAAGCTTCCGCCTTCCAAAAACTAGCCCAAGACGGCGGAAACGCCATGAAGTCTTTGGGCGACACTGTAGTCAGAGGTGTTTCCAGTCAGCAAACTGAGATTAACCGCCTCAAGAATTCGCTAGACGACCTGGCCAAGACGTATGTCCGAGCCGGAAACGCTGCTGGAACTTTGTCTTCGAAGACGATGCCAAGCGCCGCACGGGCGGGCTATTACAATGCACCAACCGGCGGTGGATTACTCCCCGGAGTCCCTTACCCAACTCCCAGTGGTATGACTGGAATGTTCTCGCCAGTCGACTTCACCATGCAAAATCAGGCCAAAGGTATGGCCGCACTCATGGGGCAGATGGGCGCACAAGGAGGATTCGGTGGTGGTGCCGGGCTAGGGGGGCTTTTCGCTGGCGCGCGTGGCGGGCTCAATGCCATCGGCGGCGCGTCTTTGCCGGCTGGCGCACAGCAAGCCCTGTCAATGCTCCCGGGTGGGGCTTTGATTTCTCGGTTCATGAATCCGGCCTCAGCTCTGGCCGCAGCTGGGGTTTGGGCGGGAACTGGCGCAGCAAGGGGTGTCTATAACGCCCCCCTGTATGAGTCGCAACTCACGGGCGATATTGTAAGCGGACGGGACGCGTACGCCCGCAAGATGCGCGCGGGAGATACTTCAGACATGCGCGCCATGGCGCGCATCAAGGCGGACCCGACCAAGCGGGCCAACCTGGAAGCCTCGCAAGGTACGGGCGGGGCGGGCTTGTGGGAGACGCAGTGGGAAGGGAAGGACGCAGGGTATGGCAAGTGGGGTAACCGCGCTATCATGGCCTCGTTGGGGCCACTGGCGCTCCTCAACTCTCCGACGTCAATGCGTGAGGTAGGTATTCGTGGAAGGGCGGCGTGGGATGCGGGTTGGGATGGCCAATTCGCATCAGCTTGGGATGCTTTGAAAGGCAATCGTACCAACCCTCTTGTCGTAAAACAAACCGACGCGGCCCTCAAAGAATTCAAGGATGCCGAAATTCGCGCCGAAGGCTTACGAGATGAAATCCTCACAGAAGGCTACGCGAATGCCCGAGGTAGTGTAGGGTTCCAGCGTGCGATGGGGATCGGTTCTGGCCGCAAGCGCGACAAGACCGGCAAGCCGATAGAAAACACATACGTCAGCAACGCTGAAATTTTTGCGGCGAATTACAACATGTTCTCGCAAGAGGAACTGGCGGCCGCTTCGACCGGCATTACCGCTGCCGGTGGTCGTCGATCTCGTTTTGGCAAAGAAGGGATGTTCGACTCGGTCCTGCAAGCCACGGCGGCCGGTATGACCGGAATGGCTCACTTCGGCGGTGTGTTTGGCCGTGAAGGTGGCACACGCGGTAGAGACATGGTCGATATCGCCCGGACTATCGCGGCGTCATCCGACGTTGGAACGGCCAGTCTAATTTCAGACTACGTGGCCAAACAACAAGAACAAATGCTGATGGCGAATGCTGTAGGTGCTGGCACTCTCGGCGTATTGAGCTACGGGATCAAAGCGCCCGATGGCGCCATGGTGGCCCGTCAGAACATTCTAGGTATGGCGTCCATGGATAAGGTCTATTCCGGCGACCGAGATGGATGGCAAAAGGCCGCGAACCTGAGCGCTGTCATGGCGGCCGCACCAGGTGCCAATTATTACGCCCAGCAATACATGGCGACTAAACTGACGGCGACCAGGACGGCCGAATTAGAAGCCGGGTTGCCGTTGACGGAAGACGAGCGAAACAACTTCCCCGGCATGAGCGAAGCCGAGGCTCGCCAGCAGCTCCTTTCCGCAGGCCGCGGCATCCGCCAAACCTCAGCCTACCGCGTAGCCACGACCGGATTCACGAAGGGGTCGAAACACCAGTTGTGGGCTGAAGAGATGCAAAAGTCCGACTTCAACGCTAGCGAGGCTGCCCTCAGAATGTTCGGCGGCACCGATATGAAATGGTCGGATGCCGAACGAGAAGAATACTTCCAGGTGGCCGGTTTGGTGCGCAGCAAGCAAACGGGTGACGATTATTGGGCCGCCAAGGGCGCCGTCCGCGATGAGTTCGCTCTAGGGCGAGAATCCGTCAAAGGCAAGGGGGTCGCTGACGTAGCGGGCGGTTCGCGCGCTGCGGTAGAACTCAAGACCGAAGGGGAACTCAGAAAGAAGGATCTAGCATGGCAAGACGCTTTCACGGAGCAAACCGATAGAGAGAAGAAGGCGCTAGCCGCAGCTTACCAAAGCATAATGACCGAAGCCGCCAAAGCTTCTGGGGCTTCTAGACAGTTCGCCGACATTCTTACTCGACACGCCAACGCCCTCAGCGCCGTCGGTAAAAGCTTGGGTGGCCCTAAGGCCGGAACTCCCACCGGGACAACCGTTACAACGGGACCTAAATAATGACCGCGCCAACCTTCGAATTAGTCAAAGAGTTTTCGGATAAAACTACACCCGACTACATCTCCGCCAGCCCTTTTTGGGTGTTGGCTGTGGTGCGTTGGGCGCAGCCGCTTACGTTCTCTCGTAGCAAGTTGCTGAGCCACGAGGCGGACGTCCAGTTCGATGCCGATGTCGAGTCGTTGATCCGAGAAAGGCCGGTGCTGGTGGTGTCGGACGATGTGTTGTCGATGTCTATCTCCAACTCCAAAGGTTCGCCTACTCCGACTATGAGTGTCACCTTCGCCGGTGGTGACATAAACTATTTGTCGGAAATCCAAGCGAATGATTGGGTTATGGCGTGGATTGTCAACGACGAATCCAAAGGCAAGGATCTGTTCGACCGCATCTTGAAGTTGGAGGCCTGCAACAAGTTTACAGACGGCCTCAAGTTCATTGGTCGCGTCCAAAGCATTGTGCAGGACATCAATCAATCGGACGACGGGAAGCGGACCGTTCGCTACGACTTGACGGCCACCGGCAACAAGGAATTCAACTCCAAGGTTTATTACGATCCGGCACTCAAGGTGGAAGAGCCCTCCATCGGCCAATTCTTGTTGGAACTCAACATCCAACTCAAGGATATTCTGCAGGTCTCAGCCGTAGGCGGCGGGATTTCCGGGGTGCTGGCCATCCAACGGATCCTCGAAGTGTTGTTGGGTCGCGGGATTCCTCCGCTGCACGCCGCCAAGGGTGGAGTCCAAATCGTAACTGGCCCCACGTCGACCGAAACGGCACCGTATGCATATGTTATGCCGAAGTCGGTGCTGCGATTGACTGGGCGTCGAGCCGCCGCCAAGCCGGTTCCGTCGGTGGCGGATTTGATGGAACTCAACCTCGGCGTCCAGCGTTATTCTGGCGGTCAAACCCCAGAGGAAATCTTTTCCCCCCAAGGTGCGCTTGGATCTCCAACGTCATACCGTCTTCTCAACAACGACATGTTGTCGACGTTCATGCCGTTGCCAATCTCCTTCGACAACAAAACGGTATGGTCGCTAATCAACGAATTCTTGAACCCAGCCGTCAACGAGATGTATACGACGCTACGCCTCAATGCTGATGGCGATGTGGTTCCGACGTTGATTGTTCGGCCACTGCCGTTGTCTACGCCCTACATGACGCAGAACGCTTCTCCGGTGATCCGCTCGCGCATAACCGGGTTCCTCGAGCTTCCTCGGTGGGTGGCACATCCAGTTCTGATTCAGAATCTCAAAACAGGCAAGTCCGATTCCGCCCGCCTCAATTTCGTCCACATCTACGGAGATGCCGCCGCCGGCAACGTGATGGACAACACCATGGGACCGGTGAGATACCACCCAAAGCGAGACGAACAAGACATCAAGCGTAGTGGATTGAGCATTTACATGCAAACCGTTTCGGCTAGTATTCAGTCGACCATCGAAGAGCCCGGGATGTGGATGGAGATCGCCACGGACTTTTTGATGGGACAGCAATTCACTTTGACCGGATCATGCTTGCTGAAGTATGGAACGAGCCTTCCGATTTGTGTTGGTGACAATTTCGAGACAGACGATGTCGTATACCATATCGAAAGTGTTACTCATATATGCGGTTTGATGGGCGATAGGAAACACTTCGAAACTCGTCTGACGCTGTCGAACGGCCTACGGACTGACACCCCCACACAAAAAACCACCAGTGAGACCCGCCGCCGTACCAATAGCACCGTGTCGGTGGACGGCAAAACGCGGATGGTGACTCAGAGCGGAGACTATTTGACGTTGAACCCGGAACTCGAGTTGTATTCCTGCGTCAAGCCAGAAGATAACATCGGATACGCCCCGCCTCAAACGGTGGATTCGCGCTACCCATCAAGCTTAAGTCAAACAGAAACTATTATTTTGGGTGACTTTAACGCCCCCGACGGAGGCTCGTCATGGAGCTAAGCGACGGCACGGTGATTCCATCTTTCTTGAATCCGGTATGGGGTCAAGTGGTTAAGAGTCAACAATTTGACAACACCGCCCTACGTGTAGGCGAAATTGAAGAAATCATCTATCCGGCGTCCAAGCAATCCAAGACGAAAACGGCGATAGAATACCGCGTAGCTGTAATGACTCGAGACGGGGCGGGTGCGGTCGCCACGGTATCGTATCCGAACTGCCGGATAGCGAACTTGTTCGGTGGTGGGGCAGATACGTTTCGTTATACTTTGCGTGCACGGGTAGTCGATCCGCAAACACACAAGGTCACATCAAGTGGCTCTAAGGTGCTGATTTTGTGCATCAACGGGCAATCTCAACAACCATTCATCATCGGGGGTATTCCAGACTCGCCGCCGGTCGCCAAGGAAGAAGACGGCCACAGCCTGTTCGCCGAGTTCAACGGCACGAGCTGCACGGTCGACTCCGAAGGGGCCCTCAAGTTCCAGTTCCGTGGAGCTACTGACGCGACTAACAAATTGCTGGACGGGGTCGACGAAGACGCCTCAAACTCCTTTTTGCAAATGCTTTCTGATGGCGGGATTAAGGTCGGCACGAAAGATTCGGCCCAATACCTGTTCCTCAACCACGCCGATAAAACCTTGGAATTCCAAGCGGATGAAGCCTGGAATGTCAAGGTAAACAAGAAGTTGTCGTTTGACGTGGGCGACACCATTGACATCCAAGGTCGATCCAGCGGGAACCTCCAAGTATCCGGTGGGTTGACATTGAAGTCTAGTGGCGTTCGCACGGGCTCAGCCACCGACGCTACGATGATGGGCACGACTTACCGCACCGCACAACAAACCATGCATTCCACCATGTCTGGCGTGCTAAACGGCATCTCAGCCGCTCTGACGACCCTCGCAACCGCACTAGCCGACACTCCGGCTGCTGCCGCGGCTCCATCGGTCACGGCGATTGTGCCGCTGATCATCTCTTTGGGGAATGCGATTACGTCATTCGAGAGTCAGTCGGCGAGGTTTTTGTCACAGAAGAACTTGAGCGATTAGAGGTTGTATCTCTTGCGAAGCTCGTAGGCCGCCTTCTCGTAGGCGGCTTGGACGTTCGCCAGCGCCGGCCGGAGAGCTTTCATGTAAGCGATTAGACACCTATCGTGCACCAGGCTGGCCTCTACGTCGTAGTCTGCGCGGAGTTTCTGAAGCTCCTTTTCATATCTATCTTGTCTAGTCATGCTTGTCTCCTAATCTTGTATTTGAGGTGTATCATGGAATTCCCGGAAAATCAACTGCGCGATCCCCCAAAAACCATCGGCAAGCTCAAGGGCGTGCCCGTCATCCACATGCGCACCAAGGGCGGCTACCACATCGTCCGCGTGAAAGGGCAACGAATCCCATCAGGTGTCGGCCCCAACAAGAGAATCGCCTTGTTCATTGCCCAAAAGAACGAACCCGAGATGGTGTTCACCGAGCTCTCGAAGTCGGAGCACGGCGATGTAGCCACATTCGAGCACCTTCTACCCCGCTACGAGGCTGTGACAGCCCTACTTAGGAAACCTTAAGGTGGCAAGCAAAATCGACAATTTTGGCATGGACATCCCCGACTACGGGATCGACTTCGACGCGGACGCGTTCGACTACCGCATCCGTGGGGCTGGCATCAAGCTCGTGCACTACAAAGGCCAGCGGTGTCCAGTAGGGATGTCGGTGTTGGGGGACGGGCGTCGGCCACACGATCACCATACCAATTGCTCGAACGGGTTCATCTACACCCCATCGGCTTCAATCACGGCTATGATGTTGGGGAACTCCAACTCGCCAGGTCTGAAGGACATAGGGTGGATTGCCGGCGCCAGCGTCATGGTAACCTTCCCACAAAACTACGACGACTCAACCACGCCATTCTCGTTGTGCCCTTTCGATCGGTTTTACGTAGATGAAAACATCGTCGTGCCGACATGGCAACTCATCCAAAGCCATGAAACAGGTTTGGAGCGCCTTCAGTTTCCCGCTGTGTCGGTAGAAGGAATCATCGACGCGCGTGGGATTACATACGCCCCCTGCACCGACTTCCGCGTCACGGCCGACGGGCAAGTTGAGTGGCTGGGCCAGAAGCGCCCGGGCATCGACTTGGATTCCGGTAGCGGGACGATTTGCTCCATCAGGTATTCTTACCGCCCATACTTTGTTTGCTTGCGGTTGGTGCACGAAATCAGACTATCTCAGCAAGATTTACCCGATGGATCTCGCGGGGTTGTGAGAATGCCGCAACAGGCCATGTTGCAACGAGAGTATCTCTTCTTGAATGAAGAAGCAGATGACATGTCAAACCCGCGCAGCCCTCGGGCCCAGAAATCCCCCGAGAGCGGCGGGTTCGGACCGCGTTAGGTCACTCCCCCGGACACTGGAGTTGATTGTTGTATGTTTTCAACCACAGATTCGATATCTTTCTAGCGCGGTCGATGTAATCAGCCATGTGCTGCTCGATAGGACTATACATACCACTCGGCGAGTAGGTGTGACAACTCTGCACGATTGATGCAGCCTGTATAGCAACCATCATTTGCTGCTTCCATAGATCTAGATCCATTGAATTCCCTTTCGGTTCTACGGTGTGTACAGCTGGCACCAAGTTGAGTGGATATTCGACTTACATTTCATCGCGCCACATTCACACTTCTTGGCGGGCAGGGTGTAGCTACTAACAGTATAGGGCTCCAGTGGCAATGTAAGTTGCTGACTGCATAGCGTCAACTCATTCTCGTCCGCTACGTCGATATGTGTATTGCTGTTGTAATACCCCAAGCTCCAAACTGCCGGCGGGCCAGCCCAAGTGCAAGCGAGAATCCGGTACGTAGCCCCAACAATCAAAATAGAAGAGACTTTGCGGTTCGGCTGTGGGTTCCACACGACCAAATCGCCCACCTTGAAAGCGGAGGCTGTGGTCGGCGTAGGTGCAACTGTCGTAGGCTTGCCATAAGCATTCCAAGACGCCTCGAGCGCGGAGTACTGGACGTTTGGCAAGTAGATTTCTACCAGACGATCCAGGTCGGCGAACGGAATTTTCCACGTCCACGAAAACAAACCTCCCATGGAGTTTATCGGAATCATTGTGACATGAGGCAGGGTTTGGCAGTGCCCTGGAGATCCGAAGAGGGCACTTGCGAAATTGACGCCCACATCGTGGACGGTTACATCGTGTTTGGTTCCGAGGATTGCGGCTGGGATTGTGAACATGGATTAGTCCTTATCAGACCGCGGGAGTCGAGTCAACTCACTTCGACAGACCACACCTACAGCGTAATCGTTGACGGACAAAACATACCTGAAGTCGCCGTTATCCAGCACAGTCATTGTGTTTCTCCAGTGTGTTGTAGGAAGTCTTTCTAGTGCCATACTTTATTGGGCTGTCGTGGAGTATTGTACATTATGTGGCCGTCGCACCGCAAGAACAATCCGACGTGACATCTAGGCGCCTTATGATATAATGATTTCTACCAATGCAACTCACCTACCACTACAGGGTCAAGTCTTACGGAGGGTTCCTAAACGGACTCGCCCGTAAAGTCAACTTTGTATGGAACTACTGCAACGACGTGCAGCGCCAAGCAGTTAAAGCGCATCGTAAGTGGCTAGGTGAGTTTGATTTGAACCACCTCACCGCGGGAAGCTCTGAGGGCCTCGGATTAAACTCCAATTCCATTCAAGCTATAGCTCGGCAATATGTTCAAAGCCGCACGCAACGCAAAAAGCCTTGGCTGAAGTGGCGGAGTCGGAAATCTTTGGGTTGGGTTCCGATTAAGTCCGCATCACTTAAGTATCGCAATGGCGATTTCATCTTCATGGGACACGTCTTCCGGGTGTTCCTCGATCGGCCGCTACCGGCAGAGGCGAAGATCTTATTCGGCTCCAACTTCAGTCAAGACTCGCAAGGGCGATGGTTTTTGAACGTTAAGGTAGGGTTACCTACGCCGACAAGCCGCGAAGGCGACTCGCCTGTCGGTGTCGACTTAGGACTCAAAGACTTCGCCGCATTTTCTGATGGCACTAAAATCGCCAATCCCCGGATCTTATCGAAGTACGCCCGTAAGCTAGCTGTTGCCCAACGAGCCAACAAGCGTAAACAAGTCCGTAAAATCCATCAAAAGATCAAAGCTGTTCGCAAGGATTTCCACCACAAGTTGTCTAACAACGTAACGAAGAAATATAACCACATTTTCGTAGGAGACGTTTCATCCAGTAAATTATCCAAGACCATCATAGCTAAGTCCGTGTTGGACGTAGGTTGGTCTAACTTCAGAAGCATGTTGCGTTACAAGTCCATTAGGAACGGCGCAATCTATACTGAGGTCATGGAAAACTTTACAACCCAAACCTGCCACGTCTGTGGTTCAAAAACCGGTCCGAAAGGATTGGCGGGTTTGAATAAGCGTGAATGGGTGTGTGATTGCGGGGCGCGTCATGATCGTGACGTGAACTCAGCCATCAACATCTTGAAACGCGGCTTGAAGCATCAAGCCCTTAATGAAGGAGCCGAGCCTTAACGGGCCGGAAATGCTTTGCCCCTGAAGATGGATTTTCTACGCGATGTGGTTGGAGTTGAAGGCGCTGCCGCTCTATCAAAAGCTGTAGAGCGCGAGCCGTCATTGGGGTCGGCGTTGGAGTTGCGGACGATCATCGGGTGGGTTTCTTGTTTGGACACCCATGAAGGTAACATCCCGGGGACGGCGAGTCAACTGCAACTGAATAAATCTGAAGAATCTTACAGCGGCAATGTAGGAGAATATTCATTCCGCAACGAATCCCTATACCACGTATCCGCCGCAGTAGCCAACGCCCTCGAACTGGAACCGGGCAAACTCGACCGAGCATTGCGCGGGATTGTTCTAGAGAAGTTGGGTAAGTCGTTGGATTTGCTGATTAAATCACAACTCCAGAAGAAGGTGTTGGACGCCAACGCTGGATACCAAATCACCCACGAGCATCACGACTTGGGTGATGGCGAGATGTTGACTCAAATCAACGCCATGCACGGCGGCAAGCGAGTCGGCTGGGCTTTGATGACCCACCAAGGTGCTAATTTACATCCAGATGATGTCAACGTGGACCCCGAGCACCGACGTCGAGGTTTGGCCAGCGCCATGTATGCGCACGCTGAAAAAGTGACAGGCAAGACGGTCGTCCCCTCCCAACAACAGCAAGCCCCCGGGCAAGCCCTGTGGCAAGGTAACGCCGCCAAGCAGCAATTCGGTGCGGCCCCAGTCGCCAAGGGCGAAACTCTCGGCGCTGGCCCCGCCAACCCACCACAACCGCAGGAGGCTCCGATGGCAGCCACTCCCCCGTCCACCGCGCAGTCCTCTGCTAAGAAGCCGAAAATCCCGTCGTTGCCGCTGACGCGTTCAGAAGCTTCGGCCGAGTGTCCGCTGTGTGGTGGTGGTTTCATGAGCGGCGACAAGTTTGTTGGATGCGTTTGCTTCTCGGAGCTCGCCAAGTCCGTGCGCACCACCGCCTACAGCGATGGTTACGTGTTGGATTTTTGTCTAGATGTGGACGTTGATGAGGTCAGGTCTCTGATGGCGGCTTTGAAGGGTTAGGATGCAACCAGGCGAACTCATCGGGGTATGTATGGCTGCAGGCATCGTCGTAGCACTGGTGACGACATTTATTGTCAAGTGGTGCCAAACCCACACGCCTTGGAAAGCTTTCCCCGAATACCGCGATGGCATGTGGTGTCACTTCGAAAGGGGTGGCACACAATCCGATCGAATCGCGTTGGCACGGGCTATGGCGTCCGCTTGCAATTGCCTAACACTTAACGCGGGCTGGAACGACATCGGCAAAGCGTTGGTAGACCTACATATCCACGTCAAGTCTACCGAATCTTGGACAGAAGACACAGGCACGGGGCCTCGCGGGGTGGCTGGGCTGCAGATGGATTCCGGCATCAGAGTCGGGCCATCGTTTGCCGCGCTGTGTCACGAAATCGCCCACCGGTACCAGCAAGTCACCGCGGATCCGCGTTACCCGACCCATGACGCATGGGCCGAGTTGGGGATCTACCGCGCTATTGATGCTTACCAATCCTCTACGATTTTAACGTCAGGGCCGCAATAGCGTCGAATGGTGTGCTGCCCCTTGTATCGTCCAGCGAAGCCGGGTTCCGTAAAATTCGATGGATCGCCACCATATTTATGAATCGTATTGTCTCCTCCGTAGTCTGGAGAGTACCAAACATAGGCCGCATCTGCAGTTTGAAGAAGGAAACGATCTCCAAAGTTCCATGTGATGTCAACGACGTCGTCGATGGTGAGCTTGTTCATACGGATCCTTATCGCTCTTTTAACAGAGAAAGTCAATCCACAAAATAGTGGGGCGACTCATCTGGTCGGTATTCGCACAACATACACGCCTCGCAATTCCCCCAATTGCCGCTGACGGGATTCCGCACACGGAACATAGGCCCTCGCTGCGGACAAACATACCAAGTCGTTTTGTCTGGATCGCAGTAGAAGTCGTTCTTAAACACCGCCTCAACAACGAGCGGGATGTTCGGGTAATGCGTGAGTGCTACGGTCATTCCAACTTTGATGTTGTCCATGGGGGCTTTATGACACTTTAGGGCTTCGAAGTCAAGCTACTTAAGCCAGGCGGGGTATGGGGCTCCTGTCACGCCAAGGCGCTCTGCTTGTTTGGGTGAGTTTTGCGTCCACCTCTTCAGCCACTTAACTGTCTCGAGATGGGTCTCAGCGCTGCCGCCACCACCATCCTCACCTCGCCTCGACTCCAGCTGACGGATCTCGCGAATCGCCAATGCTTCATCGCCAGACTCAAGGGCCTCAAGCACCCGCTTTGTGATGTATGGATTATTGTTGGCGCGTCGCTGCATTTCAATACGATCGTTCTCTTTGTGCATGATAAATCTCCTTTTTAACGAGTCTTCAGCGCGAGTTCTTCCAATGAAGTTGTATCAAATACGCAGATGACTCGCAAGTCCTTGCCGTCCCAACCAAGGGCGATGGGGTCTCTTGCTGGCGGGGGTCCTTCGGATTCCTCAGTCACAACTTTCCACATTGGTGTCTCGGTCAACAGGTAGATGCCGTCGAAGTATTTGGAGGCCTCTGCTTGACGAATGTCCTGTCGAGCCGATTCGGGGATATACCCGCTAAACGTACACCGCACGTACATCTTTGCATCCGTCATCCTCCACGAGATATGTTTGTTTATTTCTGGGGCGATCTCGTCCACATGCTGCATAACGTCTTGGTAATATTCACCAAACCGACCGCGCAGGTGCGCAGATGTGAGGGAGTTGGTCTTGCGATCGTATTTGATATTTTCCGGGTGGCTCACGTTGTAAATATGACTTCGGAGGTGTCGACCAAAAGATAAGGTGGGTTCATCTAACCGGAAAAGTCCAAGGGCGGGCCAGCCGTCTGCTGTGCGCCATCGAAGCACTTCTTTGTTGAGTTTACGTGGATACTTGAAATCCAAATCCATATCGCGTGTAGGGAGTTCCTCGGTGACAGCTTCGGCCTGCTCAGCCAACTTTTGCCACTGTGTCTGAAGAATATCACGTAGTTGTGCCTCACACCCGAACAACCCTGCCTGGCGCGCACGCACCTCTTCCATGGCCTTTTTCAACTCTACGAGTTTTGTAGACCTCTCCGTGTAGATGGACTCTCGTCTACGCATCGCTTCATTGTTTTTGAGAATTGTATCAATGACAGGCGAGATGGCCAATGCCGCCTTCAGCGAGTGCTCCGGCTGGGTCTTTTGTGATGTCAAGATGGCGTCTAGATATGAAGTAGATGGAGTGTCATTGGTCGAGAGCTGCATTTTACGTCTCCGTTGTTTGCGCGGTGGTCATCCGCAAGACCCTTATGGCACTTTCGGGTTTCGGAGTCAATCTTGTTCGTATGGCTACATCGCACAAATGGCAAGACCGCACGATCGCACACCCAGACGACGCCCACGACTTGGAGCGCCGCGCGGCCGTGCTTGAGATGGTGTACCGGCTTCCGAAGCATGACGCCGAACAGCGCGCACATGATGAATACCGTGTGGAGCAACACAAAAAGGGCGCGGCTCATCACCTCCAAGGATCGAAGGCCGCACAAGCCGCAGGCGATGCAGACGAGGCCCGCAAACATAGCGTGATGTACGCGCTACACTGCAAGGCATTCGGCCACAACCCGGAAGGCCCAGTACACCCCGAAGTGCAAGCGCTTGTGGGTAAACCTGAGTCAAAGTACTACAAGTTTAAGCCCTCTCGTCATGATGCCCACCTCATCACACCTTAAGGCGTCGTAATAGTGTGGTATACAGCCCCACTCGGACTGACGGTCTCGCTAGCTTGAACTTGTGCAGTCCACATGCTTGATGTGACGTCGCACGGACGCAGCGTCACCCGGTAACACGCGTGAGCCTCGAACGCCCAATCAGGAAACTCCCGCCAATACTCGTCGGGAAACCCGTCGTCCACCAAGCGTTGCGCCACGTCACACAGCCATACGGGAGCCCCGCCGCTCTCGACCATCAAAGCCTTGAGTGTATTTGTATAGATTTTGTCCATTTTGTCTTTCTTGTTGTATGTCAACTACTTCGACTGCAAGCTTCCTGCACATGAACGACTTCTCGTCGCAGCTGTGCGATTTCTTTGTCTTTTTCACACGATCGCCTTGCCACTGTACCGAGTTCTCGCCGGTACTTTTCGCGAGCTTCCACTACCTTGACGAGCATGTTCCGTTCGTTGCGTAAGATCCTTCTCAAGGCGATGATTTCGGCGGTGGCTTGCTCCATGTCGGCGGGCATCGGGGAGTCTCGTTCTTCGTCGAATAGCATGTCAGTTCTTGAGCAAGCGCAAGTGCCCGGTTCGGGGCGTGGAAAACATCTTGGGGATTCCCGGTTCATCTGGCACGACATACAACTTGAATTTAGTCGATTCGGTAGGTTGAATATCACCCGAGGCTCGTTGAAACGTCGGTTCGTGGGGTTCTAGCTCAAACTCGACCACTTCTCCCGTCACCAGACTGGCCATCGCCGCGACTGAACCCCAAGGGACTTCCACCTTAAAAGACTGGCCGCTGAACGACAACGTAGCACGTATACCGAAGTCGTCAATCGTCAAATCTCCTGGGCGGTATCGGTAGGAGAAATTGAGCATGATGTGTCCGCCAACAAAACTCGGCGGAACCACTACGCCGTCGTAGGTGGTGTCCACGGCCACTTGAACAATACCCTTGCCGACTAGGACCTCCATCGGGGCTCGCTTGTTGATCAAGGGGCATCCTTAAACGACGGCACGAACACTTCGCCATCGACGATTTCGGGTTTGACAACCTTGCACGTAGGACCCTGGAAGTAGCCGACCTCGAACAGTTCGCCGTCTTGCGTGACCTCCATGACGAAAATCAAGTCGGGATACATCGCGCATACATCAGCCATGGCGCGGTAAGTGTAGTCGACATCCTTGTCGTATCCGCCATCAAGGAACGCCGCAATCAGGAACTCTTCGTCATCGGTGCAGTCCAGCGACCTCTGACATCGAGCGAGAAAAACCTCGAACGAAGCCGCCTGCTTAGGGAACTCGAAGCCGTTCTGGACGCTGCATGTGATGGTAGCCATTGTGTTTTTACTTCTCCGGTTTGGGGTGATTGACGTATACGCTACTTCTTGGGTTACTGCAAGGGTTCGTTGATGTAAGTGAGTGTGGCGCCCAAAGCACAAGCGACTTGAGCCCCGAAGAACACCATGGATACCGGGGCGGGGAGTGTGGTGAACATCACGTTACAAGCACCAGCTAGAATCAAGTACGGCCAAAACATTTCGCGCCACCTTTCTTGGAATTCGACAACACCGTCAAATGGTCTGTTTCGGATTGAGTCAGCTTACGCCACACCCCACCATCTTGCACGCAGCGCTCATGGTACACCACAACGCCTTCTCCATAACCACCCTCGTGCCACCCCAACAGTCCCCAAATCTGGTTTTCACGCTCTAGCATCGACGGCCAAGTTTTGATTACACACGGCATGGAGTTCTGAAAATCCGCCATCGCCGCATCTTGTGCGGCGCGGCCGTTGTAGCCCATTACATCAGGGTCGGTCGAAAAACGGTATCCAATGGGGGTGTCGAGGTCTATCATTTGATTTTTACCTGAAAACCGCATTCAATGAGGTCAAGCACCTGAACCGTCTCGACGATTCGATATCTGGGTGTGCGATCGTTTGTTTGCATCACAAATTCGTAGTCCATAAGAGCGCTGAGAGCTTGCAGGGTCGGCCGGAGCTTCAGCTTGCATTCACGGGCGATGTCGATGACATGGCTGCCCGGATATTTTAGGATGTAGTTGAAGACTTTGGCGGTCACCGACATGGGAACTCCCTCCGGAATGATTGGCGTGCGGCGTAGAAGCGCTCCACTCGAGCGCGGATGAATTCCTCTTTCGTCATCGGTTCCATCACTGTAATCATCTTACGCTCTTGAACGACGTCATGTAAGGTGTCGGGCCAGTCCGCCCCGTCTTTTGTCGTGTCTTCCATGGTGCGGAAGGCCTTGGAGATTGCCACCGCCCCCATGGTGTCGATATCTTGACGAGACCAGCGCTTGGCGCAGTTGCCGTTGATACACCCGAGCTCTCCGTCAGAGTAGTATGCGGCATACCCACACGCCTTACAGAAGATGTGCATTTGACGGAACGCCGCATGTGGCTCAACCGCCGTCAAGGCAATCTCCAAATCCACACACTTCGTCTCGAAGTAGAATGGGGCCGGCCTGACACCGTCCACCCATTCGGTCTCGGACATCAAGCGTTTGATTTCTTCTTTGATGCGTGCGGCCAGCTTTTTCGGGTCCATGGGGGTGTTATATCAGACTGTTTGAGGTGTTGCAAGCGCTCAGTTGGCGAGCGGTGAGGGGGCAATCAGTTTGACCTCGACACTGCCGTAATAGCACCCATTAGAATCATTGCGCCACAACACCGAAATCTCCGATGAGAGTGTCTTGAACACCAAGCAATACACCCGCTGATGTCCGCAGTCATAGAAGGTGTCGTCGTTTGGACGCGGATCTGTGGTCTCGGCGCTTGTCTCGACCGACTCAATGGAGAGTAGAGTCTGCCCCACAAGCCACTTCATATCTTCGATGGAATCTTTGTCGAAGTAAGAATCGTCGCAACAATCCGTCGAGACTTCGACGTAGAGGATTCGGCCGTCTCGCGAGTGGAATCGCACGCGATCGTCGTCGGCAAGGACCTCTTTGATGGTGAAATTCTCGAACTTCTCGTTGATGTCGGGGTCATACTGCATGTTGTAGTGGCTCATTATTCCAACTCTCCGTAAGTTTCCAGTACATACTGCGCGAATTTTTGCGCCGTGTCGATGTCCATCGCTGCTTCGAATTCGTCGTTGGTGAAAAACACCCAAAGCTTGTCCTTGTGCTCTGTGATCTCCAAATTGTCGATTTTGATGATCTTCGGTTTGGTCTTCGCCATATTACACCCCCAAACACCACATGCCGGTTAGATGTCCGATGCGGTCGAACAGCCAGATAGCAGGAAACAACCACGGAGTCAGGCGCAGCAACCGGCGCTGCAAGCTGACCTTCAAAGCTTGGGTGTGGGTGAGCTCCACCTTACACTTACACGAATCGCACTTTCTGTCGCACATTATCGATCTCCTCTTAGTCCAACCACCACTTGACTAATGCCACCATTTGGGCGCGGTGTCTAGGCCCATGCCACTTTGCCTGTCGAATTGTGGCGGACCGCCGCACGTAATTTCGAGTATCATTTCGAAAGACGGCTTCGATTTCCTTGGAGCGCTGGCAGTCGTCTAGGTAATGTGCGATCTCGTGTAAGAGACTCGATACGAAGATGTAACCGCTTCCCCAGTTACGGGTATCGCAGTATGCGAATCGGATGAACCTGCCGTCTCTGTCGTAAAAGGAGTACCTCCCACGCCACAGTTCGTGTTGGATCGTCGGGACGTGAAAGTGTCGGCAAATCCTACGAATCTCTTTTGAGATGTCCTGTATAAGAATGGTGCCTCTCAGGTCGGCGCCGAACATCTCCCGCTCTACGTCGTAGTATTTGAGGTTTGCCATGGGGTAACCAATAGCACCTCTCGACTTCTGCCGTCAAGCACCACCATGGGTCAAAAAAGAGCATCCATAGGGGTATTTTTGAAAATGGGTGTTATTTTTGACCCCCCCCCGGGGGGGGTATTTTTGAAGCCCTTGCCGTCGGTTCCAATCTTTGTTGTATGCCATCCGCTATTACTTATACGCGACAGAACTCCGACCTTCCAGAGGCCGCGCGCGCGACCAATCGCGCCATCGAAACAGCGTCGATGGGCACTAAAGCCCTCCAAGATCCCTTTTGGAGCTACGCCTCGATTAAGAGGGAGCGCTGGAACAAGTCTTTCCCTTACCGCCTAGCCTTGTATCGCCAGGTGGGAGATTCGTATCAGCTCGATGACGTCACCCTACCGCCCTTTACACTTCCGATTCCTCCCGAAGCGATGACGACCGATACGCCGTTCGCCATCACCACTACCGCCACCTTAGGCGGCATTTTGGAAGAGCACAACGGCGCCCCCTTCAAACACATAAACCTGCAAGGCACTACAGGTGTGTTGCCGTTGCGTGGGTCCGTCGGCAGTGACTTTTTAGGTGGACCTGTCGGAGATGTCTTCAAGGGGATCTTCGGAGGAACCATCGCGGGAGCCCAACAGACCATCAACTCCGCTACATCTTTGGGATCTGGAACTTTTTCTAGTCCCAATGTAATTCCTTCGTCCGAGACTGATACGGGCGATTTGTCGTATTCATCGGGGTATTACCAATTCAAGCTTCTAGAGCGGTTTTTCGAGAGTTATTGCGCACTCAAGAAGACCACCAAGGGCAAGGGGTTGGTTTTGGCATTTGAAATGTGGAAGGACGATCAAGTCTATCTTGTCACTCCACAGGCTTTCAGTTGCCGTAGGTCTGTTCCAAATGTCCAAGAATACGCCTACACGATTCGCCTGTTGGCCTGGAAGCGCGTTCCTTTTTGGGGTAACGTCACGCAGTCTCTTCCGGTGGACTGGGCGAGCGGTCAGTTCCAATCCATGGCGCTCGCCAAGCTACAGCAAGCACGACGAGTGTTGAACTCCGTGCGCAACACCTTGAAGGGGTTTCGCTCAGATGTTAACTCCATCTTCGAGCCGATCAGGCAGTCCATTCTATTTTACAAAGAAGCCGTAGGTGTCGGGTTGACGGCTTTGGATCTGCCCGATGCCATCCTACGAGATCTCAAGCCGCTGCTCTTGCAAGTGTCTACGCCAATTGGAGACACCACCTCAGAGCCAATCGGCGTAACCCGCCAAGCTGTAACTGAAAAAGCTACGGCAACCGGCGCGCGAGAGAGTGGGTCGGGCAGCACTTCGAATACATCCAACAACTCTTATGTGATTGACAAAATTTTTGAGACCCCCTCGGACCACCCCGACTACTTCGATACGATCGACCCATCGGCCCTACCTCTACCCCCATCGACTCGAAGACGAATCGAGGACGAGCGAGACTTGGCCCGGAATATGCAGGCCGAAGACTTCCGTGCGGCTCGAGACTCCATTGCCGCCATCGCCCGAGACTTCGAGGCGTATTTGGGATTGAGTTCAACTACGGTTCAAAACGTTTATAACGTCCAACTCCCGACTGACCCACATGCACCTTCGGACGAAGACCTCGAAGCGTGTGGCGCCTTCAACGACCTCATAACCGAATACAACAAACGCGCAGTTGGGGTTGACTCTGAGCCGAATACCGCCAGCCAAGACTACGTCGCTGGGCTTGCCCAACGTAGTGGAATTGCCTACCATAGGCCTGTCAGTAAATTCCTTGCTCCATTTTCATACGGGGCCACCCTTGAAAAGTTAGCCCAACAATACTTGGGTGATGCCACGAGATGGCACGAAATCGCTACACTGAACGGCCTGATGAGTCCGTATGTCGATGAAGTGGGTTTTAGTCGACCATTGCTAGCCAACGGGAACGGCCACTCAGTGTTGTTGTCTGACGTTACGGATCTAACGCCAGGACAAACAGTGTGGTTGAGTTCCACTAACACCCCCCGTGTGCAGTTCCATATTGGAGCCATAGGCCCCCTAGGCGCTTCATGGCGCGTAGATCTCGACGGAGACGTGTCCGGTTACCAAGTGGCCGCTAACGCGGTTTTAGAGGCGTTTTTGCCCAATACGGTGAATTCGCGTCAGAGTTTGTTCATCCCTTCGGACATGCCGCCAGACTCCTTCGACGTTCGCACAATCGACATTCCGGGCATAGACTACGCGGACCCATACTTGCAAGTGGGTGGAATCGATCTGTTGCTCGACTCCAGTGGGGATTTGGTCATTACCGACACCGGTGAAGCTCCATTGGCTGTTGGGTTGAACAACATTGTTCAGAAGGTTCGTCTGGCCATTGCTACGCGTAGGGGAAGCGTCTTGGGGCACCCGGATTACGGATTGCCCGTTTCTGTTGGGATTTCAGTGGCCGACACTTCAGCCCAAGACATTCTTGATGCCTGCAAGAGTTTATTCGTAGGAGATCCGTCATTCCGAGGTGTGTCTTCGGTATCGGTGGCCATCAATGGCCCCGTATGCGAAATCACCTTGACGGTCGAAGTGGCTGGAACGGGTGTGTTGTTGCCTATTACGGTTACGCTGTAATCCAAAAAAGTCGATCCATAGGGGTGTTTCCAAACAACACCCCTATTTTCGACCCCAGGGGTCACTTTTTACCGGACACCCACGAGTAGATCTCGATTGTCGCCCATAGTGCGAATACAACGACCATAGGCATGATGGCGCACAACATGATGAAGCACGCGATGGAATTAATCACGACCGGCCCTCTTCTAGCAACAACCGCGTCAAGAGTCGTAGCGGCTCCATGTCCCATGCAGCGCATTCCGCCTCAAATTGCGTTCGAGTGAGCGGAGTCCACCCACGAGCGTAGAAGTGGAGTCTATGCCCTCTTGGAGGAGACCATTGGACGATGTAGGCTTTGTAGGCCTCCATAGGGGTCATCGTACACCAGCTGACATGTCGAACGTCCAGGGGTGTAGCTTCCAAGGAAGCATGGCCCGTGCCATTCGTAGCGCTTCGATTGTCGAAGTTGCCTGTACGGCAATGGTAATGGGGCCACTGTACAAGGATTTTAGCGAGTCCAATGTAGGGTTCGAATTCTCGGGCGGTGATACTGTAACGCTGTGAGTTGTCGTTTTGGCACCCATCGGGGTCATGTCAGCACCAAGAAGAGTAGGGCGATCAGGGCGACTAGTGCCAGACCCTGTGCAATGCAAAGAATCACGTCATGGGGGTCATTGGGGGTGATGTAGGTATTATTGGGCATTGTTGGCTCGATTCTGCTCTTTCTAGTTATTGAGGATCTCCACCACTACAGCCCAACTTACCACACTTCGAAGCTTGTCGCAACATCGAGTTTCGTGTCGCGCCCAAGAGGCTCTGTCGAGTTGGCAGAACCTAGCGCCGCATAACTGATGTCGCTCACCACGATAGATCTTGACAGACTCTTCTTCGAATCGGTCGACCTCGCTCTGTTCGTTGACGGTCAAGAGGCCGAACTCAAGAGAGAACCACCACAAAAAAGAGAGGTCGCTGCATGTGGCCCATAACTCTCGCGGGCTTTTCTGGTGGCGAGAGAGCCATCGGATTCCGCGTCGACAAGCGCCGTGCTCGCGACAAAGCTGAATTAGTTCTTTTCGAGTCATCGGGTCACTTTCCAGCTCGGGTTAGTCCGTCATGAACTGCGTAAGTCTCTTGCTGCATCAAATCAGCTTCCCGTTCGCAGAGGTCCTCTTCTCGTCGAAGGAGGTCGTCTTCCCATGCGTCCAAGTTGTATGCGCGCCGCTGAAGTGAACGAGTGTGACGAAGGTAGAGATCGAGGTTGATCGCCAACCCGATGGAGAGGGAAATGACGCCAAACAGGTAATACATCGGGAACATGTCCATTGTCAAATCTCCGTTCAATTGCGTCGAGAAGAAAGCGCGGCAACAGCGCAGAATGCCACGGCGCTGTAGAAAACAATGTCGACAAGCAGTTTGATGTTGGGATCCATAGGGGTATTTTACGCTGATCTAAGAAAAAGTCAATGGGGGGGTCAGTCTGACAGGTCGACTTCTTCCTAAATCTCGGATTCGACCGACTTCGGCTTCTTGGGTCTAGCGGCACGAACCTTCCAGCCGCGTTCGGCGTACAACTTGACGTGCATTGCACGTCTCGCGCTACTTGCCAGCAACTTGTAAGTGCTCCGGTCGCTTTTACGGAAGTCTTTTGAGGTGGGATACTCGGCCAGAATAGCTCGAAAACCCGCTTCTGTGGTTTTGATAGGCGTTCGATGGGGCTGCGCGACCCACCCGCGTTCCGCATACAGCTTAGCTCGAAGGGCTCGATTCTTCGGTTTGGCTAGAATAACTTGAGCGCTATGATCGCCCATTTCGAGATCAACGGGGCGGTTGTATTTAGATACGATGGCTCGTAGGCCCTCTTCCGTGAAGTTCGATCTTTGTTTTCTGGGTGGCACCCAACCGCGACGCGAGTAGAGTTTTGCTTGAAGCGCCTTGTCTTGACTTAGAACTAGATACGCCTTGCCATCTTTTCTACAAAAGCTAGTCGGGGTGTCGCTATTGCCCACAATCGCCCACAACATCTCTTCATCGAACCGACGCTTTTTAGGGTTCTTGTGTCGTGGGAGCTCTACCTCGCCATTGACTTGAATGGCCCTTCTTACTGCACTGTAATTTAGCATTTACCTACTCCTTATCCAGTCCAAAAGTCGCTGGACCTACTTACACCCGGGTGGACTCGAACCACCGACCTCACGCATATCAGGCGCGCGCTCTAACCAACTGAGCTACGGGTGTGCACTGCTTTGTCAACCATGGTCCGAGGGGGATTCGAACCCCCACTGTGACGATTCTAAGCCGTCTGCTTCTGCCGATTGAGCGACCGGACCTACATACACCAAGAGGGTTTCGAACCCCCGACCTAGGCAGTGTAAGTGCCCCGCTCTACCTCTGAGCTATTGGTGTTCACAATTGGGACTGTAGGATTCGGACCTACATAAACGGAGTCAAAGTCCGTTGTCCTACCATTGGACGAAGTCCCATTACTTCTTACAATCTCGCGAGCCCACAGCCGAAGAATCCACAAGCCTTGAAGAATTCGAGCATAGCCAGTGCCCTGGGAGTGTTGAAGGAGTGCACGCGCAGAGTGGTGTCTTTGTCGATGTAATTGACGAGAACCTTCGCCGCATCCATGCCGTTTCCAACGTCCAATTCATTGCCAAGGTCGTGATCCAAAGACACCAAGTCGATATGTCCAGGATAGGTTACGAGGTGATGCACGAACTGGGCTACATTGTAGCAGTGGGCGATGTCATAACTTGGGTAGCGGGCGGTGAACTGTTCGTGGCGTTCGGTCAAGTCATCGAGGATGATTGCATGCATTTGAATTCCCTTTCTTCTTCACCAAGCATAACGACTTTGATTCACTCCGTCAAGCCCTTTCACGTGTTACTTGGAACACATTTGCTCGTCCTTCGGACAGGTACCGAACTCCGAGAAGTGTCGACGCGCGCACCTTGGAGGCATCTAGAACGCCTGGCGACCATTCTGCGGCCGATCCATCAGCCCAACCGATTTCATTGGCCCACGACGGGAGGTCTCGCTCATACACTTCACCCGACGTCAACGGGGTTCCGACCTTGCCGACTTGCGCCACGAAAACGGTTTCAAGTGTGGACATAATTTTCCTTGGGTTGCTGCGTTGATTACTGCATGGGCCCACTAGGATTCGAACCTAGATCTAGGCGCTTATGAGGCGCTGGCTCGAACCGATTGAGCTATAGGCCCGGAATCACTATATTATTTACACCAACGGTCCGAACTCGTGTTCAAGGAAGCATTCGCCCCAAGCTTCCGGGGAGTCCTCGCCCTGTGAGTAGCGGTCAATCCAACGACCCCAAAGCACCTTGAAGGAGGTGAACGACATGGCGGGTGAGTCGGGTTTGGCTTCATTTGCGATCAAGAGTTCGAGACGGCGAAGGTATGTTGCATACAGCTTCTCTAGATGGCATCCTACTTGCAGGTCATTCATGTTCCGCCTCGACAACCAAAACCGCGGTTTGTCCGTGTTTCGAAGAAATCGTCTTGACCCTGACCACAACCCCCATGTCGAGGTCGAACGCACTCAAGTCAATTGATATGGGGGTCGACGGGTGGATTTTGCAGAGTTGCTTGACGAGGTCGCCTACAGTTTTCATCGTGTCTCCTTACCGAAGTGTAACGACCTCGTCTTTGCAGTCAAGTCACATGTCTGCGAACTTGACAATCTTCCAGGTGTCGCCCGCCTTCTGCATCAACTCAGTGACTGTTTCGTCGCCATCGCAAGCTTCGAATGCGTATTTGTAAGCCGCGACAGGGGAGGTGGCTCCAAAACGAAGATTCCTGAAGACGTCACAATGACGCCATGACAATGTAGCCCGGAACGAATGCAACTGCGCCAGATTCTCAACCTTCGCCCCCTCCAACACATCAACCCAGTCCAGTCGCTTGAGGCCGATGACGCGCTTGGGGTCGACGGTGCACTTGATGGCGCGCTCAAGAGCCGCTGCATCGGTGTCGGCTTCGATCTCGAGGATCATGGGAAGAGCGTCAACTTCGTGGGGCTGAATTGAAGCGCGGTAGGTAGCCATTGTGTGTTTCCTTTTACGCCAACAGAGCCAAAACTGCAAGTGCCAAACCGAGGAACCCGAAGATACCCGCCATGGTAAGGTCGAAGTCGATGTCTCTCTTGTTTTTCATGTTCAATTATAACAAGTCACTCTGTGGCGCGCAACACGGAAGCGGTATGTCGCGTGAGATTGTAGTTGAGCCAGTGGACCCACCGTGCCGCAACAGCATCATCCATTTTGGACGCGTCGTGCAAGTCCACAACGAAGTGCGGAAAGCAGGTCTGCGTGTCGCATAAGTAAGACTGCGCTCCGCTGCTAGATACGACTTGAACTATGACCATTAGTCACTCGATTGTTAGAGTTTTACAGTGCCCGGGGCGAGACTCGAACTCGCACTCTCTGTAAGGAGATGTAGATTTTAAGTCTACTATGGCTACCGTTTCATCACCCGGGCTTACACCTACTTCAGTTCGTGACCAGCCTTGAATGCGGCGAAGGTCTGGGTTCGGATCAGAATGAAGGTCTCGAGGGACATTTCGGGGAGCGTGTTGGTCAGGGTGTTCCAGAATCCCTCGAAAGCCGCTTTCATTTCCGCGTCGGTCATTGTCTTCATACCACAAACATATCAACGCGGCATTATCGAGTCAACCGGAAACGACTCGAAATTCACCTTCGAGTAAATCCGGGTCGCGGACCGAAACCACGCTTCGCCCTTGACCTTGTTCCCCACCCGAACCTCGAATCCCGCCTTGCAAGCCTTCTGCGCGGCCTCTATCGAGCGATGGGAGCTTGCCACAACCGACCGGTCGCCGAAGTGGCCGGTTGACGGCACCACGAAGAACCGGTCACCCATTGAAGGTCACGGCCCAGTCGATGACGGACTCGGGCAACTCCATGTGGAGCCACTTCGAGCCGTACGCGTAGCCACACTCCCCACACACCTCACCGACTTCCCAACCGCGGAGATTCTGGCGCTGGTGTTCGCACCCGACTTGCATGTCGTTCAAGTGAAACTTGAGGTAGGGGGTGACTTCGGGGAACCACTTGACTAGTTCGTCGGTGCACTGGCCGCAACCCTCGGTCAGATAGACGATATTGCCGAATTTACATTCGACGTCCAACCCATGCAACGGTCCGTCCATCTCGAGAACGAACTTGGCCGCTTGCTTGGCGTTGCAAAAATGCTTCCCGAAGCGTTCGCCCATGCCGTAGATCTCACCGGGCGAATCCTCGAAGAACGAGACCCAATAATCAAGCGCCATCTTTTCGGCTGTCTTACGCGGCACGATTGACCCGTAGGAGCCGGAAATGGACAATTCGGGGGTCAGCGGGGGGTCGCTCAGCTTGATTTTGATCGAGCACCACTTGCCATCTTGCTCCCGAGTGAATTCGCGAATCATTGTGTGTTCTCCGTGGGTTCTGCGTACGCCGATTCGACCCGCTCGCCGCATTCGTCGCAATACAGCTCGGAATTTTCCCAGTTCACCTCAGCCTGTAGAGGATAGTAGGTGTTTGAGGTCTCGCCCATCGCGAGGGACTCCTGGATCTCCGCCTCGTTCTCTTTTACGCAATCCCAACACAAACACTGGTTGTTCTTGATGATCAGGCACTTCGGGTAACCCCCGAGTGAGGTGTAGCGACCTTCATTCAACGAAGCTTCCAAGACTTCCAGTGGCATCGTGTTCATATGGGAAGTGTAACGGGTTGGGGTTTGGTTGTCAAGCGTCGATTACGGTAGCGGCGAAGGGTTGAACGTAAATCCAAGGAACCATCGCAAGCCCCTTGATTGCCGCGTAACCCCTCGAACCCGACTTAACTCGGACATCGATAGGCCCACTGAACAAGGCGGCAACATCAGAACGACCTCGCAGGTCGACGTCTGTGGGAGGCTTGAGTCTTACAGTGTATACCGTCATGTATTACTCCGATGTATTCAAACCTGCTCAAACCTACTCGTCGTAGGTCTTAGCGAGTTCTTATTTCCTACTTCTACGGCGCTAATAACAGCGTCTCCACAGGCTTGAATTCCCGTGCATCTCACGGTATTTGTTTCGTTTTACCACTACGTTAAACTACACTCACTACTAGGTAACTTGGTTTTCGCTACCTTGAATCAGCATACCACGTCTTTCACGAGACTGCAAGCGGTTTTGGGTAGGTTCGGTTAGATTTTTGGTGTTGTCGCTAACTACCTTGACGCACACAGGAAACGCCGCTCGCAGTCGGCGCACTTCGACGTAATCCCGGGTGCTCCCCACCACGAGCCCCGAAGGTGAGTAGATCCGCGACATCAGCCCACCAACTCTTTGACGCCAGGGACCTTCAACTTGATTGCAGTTGAGATAATGGTCGTAGTGTGCCCGTGCAAATGCTTCTCCAAACACGCGTCGTACAATGCCTTTTCAAGCGCGTCGATCCTGGTTTGGAGCTCGGACACCGTCTTGAGCACGGCCTCCATTTCGATGGCAGTCATTGACCGACCCCATAGAGCAACATCTTGAGGGCCCCCATGCTCTTGTTTCGCAGTACGTCAAATGTCTGACGTCCCATGGGTGTAACCTCGAAGCGGAAGTCGTGTCGGTGTAGCATGTGCGTCGACACCAACCCATCGATGCACCGAAGGATGGGGCGAAGGTCCGTGACCGGTCGCCCGAGATTGGTCAGGGCCGAACCCGCCAACTCGCCCTTGGTCTGCCAGGGGCGCGACAGCGCCAACCCCAAGAGAGTCGCCATCTCGAACTCGGAAGCGCCGGGGTAGTGCGGAAGGTTCTGCTCTGTTTGGGCGCGCTCGAAGAAGTCTGGGCGGTTCATGTTTTTGTCTCGATTACAACGCAGTCGTTGCGGTACAGGTAGCCCCATGTGGTTTTGAACATGGTCAGGCTAATGGGGGTGACATCCAAAACGGTATCGGCGGTGAACGTCTGGGGTCCATTTGGACCGGAATACATTGTGACATCGCGCAAGAGTTTGACTTGCATTTGACACCTTTCAGAAGCGCTACATCACAAGTATAGCAATCTAAAACCGCCAAGTCAATTCTTATTACGATTCGGCGCTTGATCAAAGTCATCTGTCTTGCGCCAGTCGGTGCGGAAGTAGCACTCTGTCGCATTCGGTATGATGATGACAGCAACAGGAGCGTCGCTCGACTCAACCGGTATGGCATTGATTGGAATCTTCATACACCAAGTGTAACGGCTTCGAATTTCCACGTCAAGCCCTTTAAATAACTATGCGCGCCTACACTGTGAGAGGGTGGGCGCGCATAAGCTGTAGGTGTGATTGCTGGTTGGTGAGGGTTACTCGGCGGTCAACCCGGTAGCGAGAGAGAAGGCCGTCTTCAGCCCAGCGACCTCGCGAGCCTCAATGGCCTCCAGTTCCAACGTTGGATTCGCTCGCACGAAAACCGTTGGCTTCTTCTTGTCGCTGGGGTGCGGCACGGTGTAGTCTTCGGTCGCCTTCATATCCACGATGAAGACTCCGCAGGGCTTCGGGGCCTTGCGTCGGAGATCCGACAAAAAGTTCACCGCGCGCTTGAGAGTGGGGAACGACTGGACACTACCATTGAAGTGAAGGACGAACATTTTGTGTGTGCTTTCTGGGTATTACGGGATATGACGCGAGAAACGGCGGGGTGCGACGGGTGCGACGAGGGTGGCGTTGTCTTTTTCCAGCCTTGCAGCAAGCTCTTTGAGGTCCGAGGTGGTCTGTTCGGGAAGGGCCCACCCCACCCGTGAAGCAATCTCGTTCAGCCGGTCGATGTAGTATTGAGACGGGGTGGGCTTTTCCATTTTTGAATCCTCCTACGCCAAGTTTAACGAGCGGGAAATACCGCGTCAAGTATCAGTAGCGCTCCAATGCCATGTCAATCAACTCTCGGAGAGCTTCCAGATCCTTGCGCGACACGTACATGAAGACTTCGTCATTCCGGTCCTCGAGAACGAAGCGTTGGCACCTCTTGCCGTTGACGGGGTCGAAGTTTTCTTCGGATTCATCTGTGTGCATCACAAATGGGTTGTTGGTAATCATCAGCGTTTTCTCCTACGCCAAGTTTAACGACCCCGATTTACCGTGTCAATCCAATTTGGGGTAAGCGACCTTGATGTCATCGGCACGACAGAAAGCTTCAACACACCTCTTAGCTTCCATGAGCGTGCAATTGGAATCGTGCCTCACTGCTTTGATCGCTCCAAGCAAGTCGCCTTTCCTAGTGAGGGTTACAGCGTCGGTAGTCATGGTTGGTAGGAACGAGGGCTTGTCCGGAAGGTTAGTCACAACACCCATACCCAACAGTTCTGAAGTCAGACTGTGCAACCCTTGCAGCTGTGGGTAAGTGAGTGACACTCTGAGGTCACGACCAACCGACACCGAAGATCCTTCTGGTAAACTCAGCTCATAGCGCTTGACGGTTTTGATTTTCATATCAGCTCCTTTTAGCAGCATTCCACGTCAACTTCAAGGCGTAAAACACGATGACTGCCGCGAACACTGCCGCGCCCCAATACCGCCGCACCATGCTCGAACGTGGGGCGTACAGGTGCTGTGTATCCGCCCGCTTACCCGCGCTCATGCGCCCGCTCTAGGTGTCGGTAGCAAAACTCTGCGTCGTTCAGTTCCTTCTCGGCCCTGGCGAGTCGCTCGACGAAGATTTTCAAATCTTGGAGGTGGACCCATTGAATGGGCCGGTTAAGGTCCTCGACATACAACCTTGCAGCCCAAGCGCACTGTGCCTGAGAATTCCGCAGTTCTTCGCTAGCCCTCTGGTACCGCGCCAACCCGGGGTATTCTTCATCTTCTCCGAAGTATGACACATTACACCTCTTCCACATGTACGCGCTTGACTGCAACTCCGAGGTCTTGTTTGTAACCCTCTACCTCCGAGGGGGCTAGGTAGTACCAGGTTCCTTTGGTGCAATAGGCGTCAACCGCCGCGCCGAGACTTGCTGTGCACGCTCGAATCAGAGCGGCAGCCGTCTTGCCCTCCAAGACCTCGTTCGTACTTGCGTCTACGACCTGGTATACCTTCCGCATCTGCGACCTTTCCGTTACCTACACCACAAATATAGCAACCTCGACTTAGAAAGTCAAGCGCCTTGGAGGTAGGTCGACAAAACGTCATAGTTCAAGTGTGGGTCAATGTCACCCAACGACTCGGCTTGAACAACAGTGCCGTCCCAATACGTTGCGACCCAAACCGTCTCAGTATCGGAGTCGAGGCGCTCCAAAGATGTCGGCCAAGCGGCACCTTCCGGGTGACCGACCCAACCGCTAGGCGCTTCATACGACGCGACTTTTGAGTTCATGTGTATTCTCCTACTCCACAGCAACGTCTGACACCCATATCGGCAACGACTGATCTGCTTCGAAGTGGACTTCCCCCAACGCTTCGAGCTGTCTAGCTGTCATGCGGTCGACTGGTTGCACGGCAACATCGTACCCCTCCCCCGACGCCTGCATATCGACGTGCACCCAACCCAAGTCGTCAGGGAACCTGACGCCCACGGCCCTCGCGACACCTAGATGGTCGCCCTTGCCGCACGGGAGCAACGATCCGTCTGGGCGAATCCATCCAATGAACTTGGCTCCCATGTCTGAAGTGTAACGGTCTAGCGGTTAGAAGTCAAGTTACCATCGACCATTGAGCCGTTCCAAGAACTTTCGGAATGGGCGAGATCCAAATGGAGGGCGGATTTTCCATTCAGCGAACGGCCAATAGCCACCTCTAGTTACGCGATGCCACCCACACCTACACACTTCGACGTTTTGGAGCGACAACTTGGGATCCGCTTTGTGTTGGTGTTTCACGTTAGACCTCAGAACCTTCGCACATTTCATCACAGTCTTCGAGTTTACCGCACTTGTCGCAACGGTCGAAATGAATCGGAGGGGGAAGAGGTGCCGTCGAATGCCGCATCGCCAGAGCAATTCGAATGTCGTTGACTCGGCGGGTGGTTTTGATGGCGGGGTGAACTGGGCGTCGAACGGTAGGCATTGTGTTTTCTCCTACGACAAGTGTAACGACCTAGGAATTCAGTGTCAAGTCCTATTTAGAGTACATGTCGTGTTGCTTCGTGCGCCACGAGTCCACCGTATCACCCCAACCGGCCGCTCGAAGGTCCACTTCAATCGGCTTCGGGAGTACCGTCTCATCTTGCTTCTCGGCACCGCGATTGAAAGAGCCGGTCAATTCGAGCTGATACAGGGCCGACACCGCGTAACGCCCGTTGTATTCCCAGTTTTCGTGCATTCCGACATGCAGATTCTGTGCGTCTTGGACGTGCCACATTTCATGAAGCAACGCCCCCATCTTGACACCTACTTGCACGTAGGGCCACGAAGGGCCGTCGCCAGGGAACATGTGGGTCAACCCCAACACCCCGCTACCGTCCTCTCGGTACCAGTGTACGTCTTTGCGTACATACACGATGACCCCGCGAGCCCGGGCGTCGAAGTCCTTCATCATTCCAGAGTCGATGGCCAAGTCACGAGCCAGGCGCGTCGCCATGTGAATTTGCTCGCAAGTCACAGCGGCGCCGTCTTCGATTTCAACCACATCGAAAATGGGATCGTCACAGTAATACGCCGCTTGCCCTACACACCCTGACAACACCACAGCAACCAACATCAGAGTTGTTTTCATGTTTAGAATGTAACGAGTCCGGTCGTGGGTGTCAAGACAGAAGGCTTAACCAGCGTTTTTCGGCTAAATCCACAGCCTCTCCCATAGTCAGTTGCACCCACCGGCCGTCAAGCTTGCGGTAAAGCTGAGTCCCATACTCCACACCGAAGCGCCCCAATCCCCACTGGATCTTATGGAGAGAAACTTCCCCGTCCAACCGCCCGGGTGTGGCGATGACGTCGGGCTGTTCAACCACCCGAGGGCACTTCTTGGGTACGTGTGAGTAATACCACCCGATGTTTGTTCGACTGGTGATTTTAGGCCGCTTGGATGACATTTGTTACTCCGTTTCCCTTACACCTATCACAACATACCACAACTTCAGCCGCAACCAACTGCACCAGCACCTCAGCCACCGGCCGCACCCAAGGTGCTATTTCGTAATGACGTTCGCCCGACCCGTAGCATCTCGGACAAACCTCAAAGAGTGTGTCTCCAACTCGAACGCCATTTATGTGATCTTTCATACTCCGACCCCAATGACTTCGAAGTGAAACCCCGACTTGAGAATCAGTAGTAGTGTGTCCAAGTGTTACCGTCGTAGGTAGCCATGAGCTGGCCGAGACCAATCCCGCGGTAAACCCCATTGTGGTCGCGATCCGACTTGATTTCGGCTTTGTCTCCAGCGTGGCAGAGATGGGTGAGACCCATGAGATCTGTGCTGTCGACGTAAGTCTTGAAAGAGTGAACGATCAAAGTGTAGGTTGTTTTCATAGTTCAAGTATCTCCGAGTGAATTTGCGTTGTCAAGGCGTGTAGAGTTCGTACGCTGCGCGTTCCCCGAGTTGCAAAATCTGTTCCTTTTTACAGCCGATGCGATACCCGAAGATCAACCCTCGGGCGTCTTCGTTGATGTATGTGTAACGGTGCCCTCCGACGACCGCGGCGTTCACGATGATATCTCCCGCTTGAAATTGCACCTTTTTCATCGCGCTCCGACCGTCAGGCTCTCAATGTCGCTCTTCAGAGCCTGGATTTTCTCGGTGAGGCGAACGTCAAGCGCCCGCTCGAACTGGACTTCAGAAATCCCGTAGACCTGTTCCGCGATTGCGAAGAACGCGGCGCGCTTCTTGTAGACGTTGCCTTCTCCGGCCAAAGCGGCCTCCATCTCAAACCACTCGTTGAATTTGTGGATGAGTGCCAGCATGTCGGGGTGGAAGGCTGCTGCTACGTCTTGGTCGGTGTATTTCATGTTGTCCATACCTCAAATGTAACAGCCTCAAAACGGGCTGTCAAGCTCAAAAGAAAGCCCACGTCTTAGGTGGGCTTGGACATCACACTTACATCTTGTTCAGAGCCGCCTCGACTTCTGACCAAGACACTAGCGACCGGATGATCAATACCTTTTCGGAGTTGTAGTCAGCCTCGATCGGTGCCTTCTTCGCGTCGTAGTCAGCCTCGATCGAGGCCTTCTTCGCGTTGTAGTCAGCCAAGATCGGTGTCATCTTGGATCTGTAGTCAGCCAAGATCGGTGTCATCTTGGCGTCGAAGTCAGCCCAGATCGAAGCCTTCTTCGCCTCGTAGTCAGCCCAGATCGAGGCCTTCTTCGCGTCGTAGTCAGCCCAGATCGGTGTCATCTTGGATCTGTAGTCAGCCTCGATCGGTGCCATCTTGGCGTCGTAGTCGGCCTCGATCGAGGCCTTCTCCGCGTCGTAGTCAGCCTCGATCGATACCTTTTCGGAGTTGTCGACCAACCACAAAAGCCAGTCTGCTTTGTTGCACTTCGACCACAACTCCTCTGGTGTGCCAGGTGTCGACTCGATCCACTCCAGAGAGTCTTCGCAAGCACCCATTTTAACCAACTTCGAGATGAATTCGTTTCGTGTCATTTTCATACCTCAAGTGTAACAGCCCAGATTTACCAACGCTCGTCTTCAGTCAGGTCGTTCGGGTTGATGACTTCGCCGATGCTCGGCTTAGTCGGGGTGCTGATGGCGAAGAACGGGCCCGAGTCAATGGAGAGTTCGAGTTCCCAAGCGAAGTCGAGGGCCTCCTTCTGTGTGACGAACGACGCTACGACCTTGTTCTTGAAGCCAGGGCTATTAGGATTCACGACGCTATACCACATGTCATCAACCTCCTTTACTTCTTGGCCAAACAACAACCGCAAAAGCACGTACCGCGAGCGCTACCTGCGGTAGACAGCGAAGGGTAACCCCAAGGTGTGTCACCTTCTGTGACCGCAACCATGTCGCACAGTCGCTCGGAGGGCAAATACATGTCGAAGTCTCGTGGTGCGGCTTCCAGGGGGATTTCTATGGTTTTGTCTGTATACCACTTGCCCGACGGCTTGAAGAAATTGACTTTGACCAACATTTCGTGACTCATTTGAGTTACCGAACAAACTGCAAGCGACTCTCATGCACCCACACCAAATCACCCGACACCAGCGCCACACTGTAATCAGTCATTCCGTTCGGGTAACCGCCCGTAGCGGGGTAATCGAAGAACCCCGTGATAACCCCCATGGTTGACTGACCCAAACGACACACCGACACCACATCACCCGCTTCGAACTTTTTCATATCTCAAACCTAACAGACTTAGAATGCGTTGTCAATCTCAGTAATTCTCGGCCTCTTCACGTGTCATGAAGAAGTGAATGCCAGGCGCACACTCGGTCCGAATGTCATCGGAGTATGTCGGTTCCGACACCATTTCACCTACTCGGTATTTGAAGTTCGGGTCGTACGTGGAACCGAACTCAGTCGAAGTATTGTCAGGTCCGAGTGGGTAGGCCTTGACCACAAGCGCATTGTCGCACCGACACTTACGTCCAACCAAACTTGACGTTCGACGTCCCACGACACGGAGTTCCAACACCGCACCTTGCACTTTCTTGTAGGCCGTAAAGGGCCAGTGTGGAGGCGTGATCTGGAATTCGGGGAAGTCAGCGCCATGCAAGTCAGCGCCATGCAAGTTAGCGTCACGCAAGTTAGCGTCACGCAAGTTAGCGCCACGCAAGTTAGCGTCACTTAAGTTAGCGTAATGCAAGTTAGCGCCACGCAAGTTAGCGCCACTCAAGTTAGCGTAACCTAAGTGAGCGCCACGCAAGTTAGCGTCACTCAAGTTAGCGCCACGCAAGTTAGCGTCACTCAAGTGAGCGTAATGCAAGTCAGCGCCACGCAAGTTAGCGTCACTCAAGTTAGCGTCACTCAAGTTAGCGTCACTCAAGTTAGCGTCACTCAAGTCAGCGCCACGCAAGTGAGCGCCACCCAAGTCAGCGCCACGCAAGTTAGCGCCACGCAAGTGAGCGCCACGCAAGTGAGCGCCACGTAAGTGAGCGCCACCCAAGTTAGCGCCACGCAAGTGAGCGCCACCCAAGTAAGCGCCAGGTCCAACTTCCATCTCAACTCCAAAACCGTTCTTGATTTTCATACTCTAATCCTAACAGACTTAGAATGCGTTGTCAAGTCCTTCAAAAGCCCCGCTCGAACGGGGTCCGCACGTCTTTGTGAGATGTGGGAATTGGTGTGTCAGCTTCCAACGCCTCAACCAACCGGGTCAAGTCGTCGAAGGTGCGCTGTGAGTCCACATGACCCATTTGAGCCAAGATGTTCTTGAGCGCTTCGGTGGCTGAGTTGCAAGTCATTGTGTTTCTCCCTACCACAAACATAACAACCCAGCAATTCCGTGTCAAACAAAAGCCCCACATCATTCGAGATGAGCTACTCAGCCCTCGACTTTATTCCTTCCCATAGATTCGGGAGTTCCTTCGTGAACTCCGCCCGTCATAATCTCCATACCCCTCCATACCCCTCCATCGACTTGGCATCGGCCCTGGGCGATACACCGCTGCAACGCAGCGTCGAAGTCGCCGCCACAGCCCTGTTCGTCCATACCCAACATCAAAGTCGCCATTACTGCCACTACGATCGTTCGCGTCATCGCGTGCTCCTTAGAAGAGTCGACACTTCAGGTTGGTCACAGATTCACACCATTTGATGTCGGCCACATATCGCCCATCAATATTCCAGTTGGAGTGTATTGGCGCCAGAAGCCGAGGGAGGTCGAACTCGAGGTAGTCTTTGGCATGGAACATTTCGTGAACCAAGGCGCCGTAGTCACGACCGACTTCAATCCGACCTGGGTAGAACATACCTGAGACGTCTTGGTCGACAAAATCGTCGTGCCACCACCTGACGGGTTGAACCACCACGACTGTCGACTTCAGATATGGAGCACCCCAAAGCCCGGACTCAACCATGAAGTGCCATGCCTTGTCGGTCACCTCGCGACTCTTGGTACAGTCTACCGGCTCCGAGTATCGGACTTCGGCGAACACGTTGTCCGAGCAGACGTATGACATTTCTCCACTACACCCAATAGTCGCCAACATCACTGCCGCAATCACTGCCGTCTTCATGCTTAATAGACTACACCCGCCGAATCGCGAGCGCAAGCCCTTCGAAGTAGAAGCCCGAGGAGTCCGATGACCGCCAACAGTCCGCCCGGACTGGTAGCGCATCCTGTTGCAGGGGTCAGACCTTCATGCTCCAGCTCGACCCAAGTCGCCCAGAAGCCCACTGCGTTCGCCCCGTAGGCGATTTTCATGTAGCCCTGGTCACCCCAAGTCGGGCCGCGAGAGTTCCTCAGAATCCAATACCCGTCGCCATCGTTGTCGTCCCAACCGACGAGCACGACCGCGTGTTGAACCGTGGTTCGAGTTCCACGGAAAACCCCACCGTCGTAATTCTGGAAGGCTCTGTCTGCATACACGGCGCTCCATACCGGACCGCGCTCAAAGATGGCGGCTTTGATGGCTTCGACCGTTGGCGCCACCCCGAGACTTGCCCACCTGGCAACGTGGACATCGACTTCCAAGCCGTCTTCGAGAACCACACCTCCATCAACGTACATGTCGAACGCCCTACCACCTCCGAGTTCGCAACTCCAACCCCATGGATTGTTCTCGAGAAGGTGCTTCTCTGACACGTCAGGCACGTTCGAAGAGTCTGCCAAGAAGATGAGGTTTTCAACTACAGCCGCGGTAGCGTAAGCCCAACATCCACCACACGGTCCTTGGTCTTTGACTGGCGTGCACTGCGAGTAGCCACCGTCACTTGCACCACACCAAGAGAAGGAAGATGGGAGGCTGGCCATCAACACCAAGACGAGAGAGCTCATGTTCAAATCTAACAACCCCGCCGAAAGAAGTCAACGACTAAGCGCGTCTATTAAAGCGTATTCCCCACCGACCCGGCTCCAACCGCAATGAGAGTCATCTGTGGCCAAACATGGCGCAGCTGGAATCCCACCTTGTACGATGTGAATCCACTCGTGAACCAAAGCCGATGACTTCCAAGTTCCTTCGACTTGCCGACCGACCACCACAACCCCACCCGGGGCATGCCAAGTCAAAGACCAGTCCTTCGCAGGGTAAGCGAGCCCCGCTACCGTACGCCCCCAAGAATCAACCCAAGTGGGGGCAGGCATCGGAACCACCCTGACCCCTTGAAGCCACTTGCACGCTGACCCGACATCAGAGAGACGGGAGTCCCCTGCTACCAACAGAGCCCCCCCCACAAAGGCTGTCTCCGCTTCTTGCAGCGCTTCGACTGTCAGCCAATCCGACATAGAAGAGTCGAGGGACTGACCGCACACGGTGTCAGAGGCAGAGCACCCGGTCAACACCACCAACGAGAGGAGGAGAGTGGTTTTCATACTCAAAGCCTAACAGACTCAGAATGCGTTGTCAAGCTCCAGACAAAATGTATCTACTTATGCACAAGTAGATGCATTTTGGACGCACCCCTACAGCCCTTCGACGGGCCAACGCGGTCGGTCCGAAGGTGTGGCAGAAATCACACGAACACCCATCTCCATGTCGAAATGGGTATTGGGCCTAGTAGACACCTCAAGTACAGCTAACTCGGCGGAGTCCGAGTCGACCAAGTAGATCCTCCATCTATCAGCTTCGACGTCAAAGGCTTGAACGGTGTAGGTCATCTTGGTTTCCATACTTAAACAATAACCGGCTCAGAATGGGCTGTCAAGCTCAAAAAGAAAGCCCACGTCTGAGGTGGGCCTGTACAACCCCGGAATCACCAGGCGCTAGGAGAAGGATGGTACTTCAGATAGTCGATGGCGGATTGAGGAGCCTGACGCCAACCCAGGTTCACCACAACCCCGTCTGCGGCCACACCTACGAGTTCATCACCGTCCCAGCGAATCGTGCCAGCGGGGTAAGATGCGATCACCTCTTCCAGTTTCTTCATCGTGTTGTTCATACACCAAATATAACAACCCCGAAATTCGTTGTCAAGTCCCTCGAACACCCCCCCAGCGACCATATGTCGTAATGTATCGTCACGTATGGCAGTGACGATATATGGTCATGACCACACAATGCCTTATGTTATGGAATGGGTTATTAGCCCGCAGTACGTTCGAGAGATGTCCCTAGCGGGTGTTCACGCTGGGGTGCTGTTGTTTGTCAGTGTATTCGTACACCAACACACACAAGCTCACATCACTTAGCCGTTCCAAACCCCCAAAATCGATTCGGAGAATTTCCCGTATAGTCACGGGGTTGGAATTGGTTTGCCTTAGAACTTCCCCTGGCGGGCCATGTATTCGCCGTAGAACTCGGTTGGAATTGGCTCCTTTGCCGTCGGAGAACCGTTCAGGGCAACCCCGATGTCTTTGTAGAGTGCTTCCAGGTCTCGACGGGAGAGTTTGTGGCCGCACAACATGTATACCGTATCGGTAGACACCTTATGGGCGGGGTTGACTTCGGAAGTGCTGTAAGACGTTGTGACGACTTTGGTGAGCTGCATGGTCATACTCCAAGTATAACAGCGTGGATTTACCGCGTCAAGACTAAAGAACCGACCCGGGCAACCGTGTGAGTTCGCTACGGTAAAAGCAATCCCACCAAATAGGTTCTGGGTTGGTAGCCCATCGAATCCACAGACAATCCGGGTTCTTACTGCTGAGCTGCACTACAACCCCGAGATCTCCGTTTTCCTTGATGGCTACGATTGAGCCAACTTTCACATGTCCCTCAAAACAGAGTAGAAGTTCCCGACGAGCAATAACACAAAGCTCACGAAGCTTGCAAGCAGAGCCGACCGGACAAATGCCAGGCTGATTTCGACAACTAGTTCAGTCATATGGAGTCCTTTAGGGTCTGTACAACACACGGTTGAGCGACTATGTAATTCCGCGAGGTTACGTTTTCGACTTCTTGGCGCGCGCTGTTCCGCTAGGTCCCGAAACGACCCCATTTTCACGTGTGGTCACGAGTCTCACTCGAACGAATTCGAAGAGTTACGCAATCCCTACACACCGAATGTCGAAAGTCGACCCCCATATGGTATAATACGGCATGACCAATTTTGCAAGTAGATATGCCTCTAAAGCTCTCAAGAATCTTTGTCTCCAGTGTGGGTGCAGGGTGGTGGTTCCGCCCATGGTGACGTGCTTGGAGTGTTTGACTCCGAGAAACAAGCCGTCTGTTTTGGATAACGGAGATGAAGTTCACTCCATTCTAAGCGTAATGAAGCGCGGTCGGAAGCAAAAGCGTACCGTTTTTCGCTCAACTAAGAACAGAATGAATGGATTAACCCGAATCAAGTCCCCGCCTAAAAGGGTGATGACGCCCACTCCTAGAGATCACTGGCTCAGAGACGGCCGCACCATTTATTGCCTGTCGGTGTGTGGCTGGCCCTTCTACGTAGGTTCGACCATAAGGCCCCTTTCTGTGCGATTGGCAGGGCATGTTAGTAAGGCGGTTAGCAAATCAGAGGCAAAGCGAAACAACAGGCCTAGACGGGGCGCAAGACCGTCTGACATGATCTCGGCCCTCATATTCAGAGGGGACTTGTCCGCTCTGACCATAGAGCCGCTCAAGACTCTTCCCCTGACCTCTAGCGTCGAAGACCTACGACGGGAGGAGTTGGAGGTCGTCCGAACGCTAGCGGAATCCGGTCTACACCTTTTTCAATACCAAGGGAATCGCCCCTAGGTCACCACCTCTCGTCTTCCGTGAGATCGTTCGGGTCGACTGCTTCGCCGATGCTGGGCTTGGTGGGGGTGCTAATCGCGCCAGATACTAACAAGCCAATCGGCGAAAAACAACACAACCACGAAGCCGATGACGAATTCTTGAGGGGACATCTCAGCTCCACTTGAACGCGAGCGCTGCGAGAGTGCCGAAACCACCGACCACCGAGAGACCGACTACGAAGGCTGCAAGTGCGAGCATTTTGTTTCTCCTACCTCAAGTGTAACGTAGCGGTGTGGGGTTTGTCAAGCTCTTTCAGCAGTTCGCGAAAGCGAGCGCGAGGAACGTCACGAGGATGACCGCGATGGAGATGTTGTCGAAGCGGGTGAAGAAGCTGGGCTTGGTGTTGAAGTGCATTGTGAATCTCCTGTGAACCACCCTACACAACAAATATACCCTCGATGATTTACCGTGTCAAGCCTCGATGGTGTGGAACGTCGACCCCGCCAACCCCTTGATTTCACTGGCCGAGAGCTTGAAGGCGTCGCGACCAACCACCAAGTCGCACCTACGAAGGGTCACGGTACCGGCCCGGTGAGCTTCCAGGGCCCACTCTGCGAACTCCGAGAAGCTGACTTCGTATCCCTCTGCTTGAAGTTGGGCAACCACGTCAGTCACCCACACACCATAACCGCAGTTGCGGTGAGTCAGCTTGGCGACAACCCCTTCAAGCATCGTATTCATACCTTAAACATAACACGGGCCGCTACGAGTTGTCAACCCGGTCCGCCTTGGTGATGGTGGCGCCGATCTCAAGAGGGGTCTTGGTGGGGATGACAGGGCTTGTGCGTGGCTCTATGCAATATCCATGCGCGTACGTGGCATGATTCGTGGTAGTGCAAGAGGCATGCCGGTGGTAGCTCGGGGTACCCGCCACCCTCCCGGGGGTCAAACGGGGTTTAGGGTCCCATCGTACCCGGGCGTATCAAAAGTAGAGTGCGTCCCAGTGCGTGCTCAAAAAATTTTACAAAATTCTAACCAATAACATCAAGGTTAGCCAAGAACTCTATCAAAAATATACCACCATATCCGTCTGTCGCCCACCACATCTTCAATGCCGATTTAAACCCTGAGGGAATGACCTTATCTCCATGTGGACTGTACTGTTCGCGACCGTTATCCTCCATTAGATACCACATCTGAGTGTTCTCAGCGGCGCGTAAGTGTATGGCCCACGGCTCACCCCTTCTAGACTCCGACAACGAGTAGACTTCGGATAGAACAAATTCACGACCAGCCAAGAAGACGTAGCCCAGATCCTTGAGCTCCATTAGTCTCTCCGCTCAAATTTTCCGAAAACCTATTACAAACTCGACCGCCACATCTCCATGGCGCCACTTGCCTCTTCTTCTAAGTTGAAGAGCATCTCCCATAGACGGAATTCTGACGCTGTCACGTCGGCTGCCAATCTGTTAGCCAGCCGCACCGACCCGCCATCAAGCCATCCATTGATGAACTTGTTCGCGAGTACCTGGCGTACCCCGTAGCCAGCGCCCTCAAGAGGACACAAACAAATGGCGGGTTGATCTGGGTTTTTGCAAGACATTTTGTAGTGCTCCTTTAGGGAGAATTCGTTGCCGTCTATGACAATATGACTGGACATGGATTACACCCTAACTCACAACACCAAGGCTAGTCAAGAATTCCATCAAAGGCATGTTATACCCATCCTCCGTCATCATCCATATCTTACAACCTTCGGCAAGGCCGGCGGGGATGCCAGCGGGAGTATAGCTAGAATACATTTCTCCCTGTCGGTTTACATTCCACCAACCAAGTTGACGAGAAGGGCGCATCGGGTCTAGTAGATGGATAGACAGTTGCGATGGGCGGTTCGAGCACCAAGACGGCAATCGTAGATATTTGAGTTCGTAGACTTTACCTTCGAATTCGATTCTGTCCGATGTATACATAGCTCTAACCCAAAACACCAAGGCTTGTCAAGAACTCTATCAAAGACATATCTTGGTAACAGCCCGTCATCCAAATTCGGCACCCTTCGGCTAGAACACGTGGGACTTGTTGGTTGTTGGCATTTATCTGACCTTGTCGATCTACACTCCACCAGTTGTAGTTGCCGGGATAGTATACGGGCTCAATCGAAAGCTTGACCGGCCGACTCCCGACCGTTTCTTCGTTGAGGTGTTGTGCGAAGTATTTTACCCCGTCGAAGACGAGTGTGTCTGTCCGTGTAACGCTCAAGTACGAAATACTCATGTTGCGCCCGCTGTAGGTTTTGGGGGCCATCATTCGGCCTTCCCACGGGCGGCTTCGCGACAGTCCTCTAACGTTGCGGTCACTTTGCTCGGTCGACCGTCATGTTCCGCTAATTCGCGGACCAACATTTCGATGTGCGGTGGCGGCAAATGATAATACTGTCTGGCGTCAAGCCAATTCTGTACAGCCAGTCGCGCCGCTGCCACTGAAGCTTTCATGTGTGCCACCTTACCCCAAAACACCCGTAGATGTCAAGAACTCCTTCAAAGTCATGCCACCGTATGCCTCGTCCGTGGCCATCCACATTCGACATGCGCCCTCGAATCCCTCCGGGATCGACCGGCATGAATCTGTACGTATGACCCGACCATCCACAGACATCCTCCACCAAGAGTTCGCAAGGCCGTTTAGTTGTATGGCGTAAAGCCCGTCGCGCGGGATCGACGAGCATAACTCACACAATTCATACCGAACCCCCGCGAGGGTGATTTTCTCCTTCTTGATGGGTGCGTATTTCATGTTAGAACGGGATTTGTTGTGAAAGCCATCGCTTCGCAGACTCTCGGACGCGCTTATTCTGATCTCTGAATAACAGGCTGATCGCGGCGGATGGTGTGTTCCGATTCCCCGCCACCTCGCACCGCACATCGGTGTTCTTGTCGGTTGCGAGAATCATCAGCGCTTCGGGCGCCGTCCGCGGGTCCCGCGCCACAGCCTGCCTGACTTCGGCGTTCTTGTCTGCAGACATCGCCCCTAGCACCCACGGTGGTGTATTGCGGTGCTGCACCACCTTAAATCTGGTGTAAACATCTCGACTCTTGGATAAACCCACCAAAACCTCGGATGTGGTGCGCGGATCCAATGCCAGCTCGAGGTCTCGTTCTATCTTGAACATGGACGACGTTTCCTTTCAATGGCATCAAATACATAATCAATCGCGGTATACCCGCGGCAATCTCTGCGCCGGTCACGTTCGGCTTCGTAGGCGGCGTCACATCTACGCTTGATTTCGCCCAAAATCACACCGACGACCACGACCAGCAGTGCGACCCAATATTCTGTATTCACTGCAACACTCCAGTTTGAGTCAAGAACTCTTCCAGCGTCATACTCTGATTGTACTCTGAAGTCAACCACGCTTTGACGGCCGGAATGGGCGGGTCGCAATTGAGCCATCCGAGGATTTTGTTGATCTGCTTGAACGCCACGTCCTCATCGGGAGAGGCGGTGGTGGTGCCCGACTCATAACTATAAGTCCAATACGGACAAGTCGGAGTGGGTTGGTAAAAATACATTGTCACCTCCGGCTTGCTCACGGCGAATCTTTTGATCACGGTCCCACCGGACACTCTTCATCGTACGATTTGCTCGGATTCGGAGCCCATCCCGTGTAACAACATTTCTTACATCCGTTGGTTAGGGCGTTGGCGCAATCCGGACATGGGACGAGCCCGTCGTCGTCTTCGAACGGGTCCGGCGCCCAACACTTAAGACAGCAATTTCCTGGCCAAGAGTTCTTCCACTTATGTTTTGCCATGTATGGCCTCGGCTGGAATGTTACTCTGCATACATCGACCTAACTTCCTTCAGGTGCTCTTCTGCGATCACCTTGACTTCGAACAACGAAACACCTCGCACATTTTTGAGCCAAGCAGTATGCCAGCCCCTCCAAAGCACCATCGATCCCAAAAACGCGGACGTGCCGTCCGACTCAATCACTTGTTTGAAGAGGTAGTCATCTCCTAAATCAATCTCGCGCGACATTGTGACGGATGTTTTCCATTGACGTTTAGCCATTTGTAGCCTCCAAGAACTCGGGCAATGTCATAGTTTTGATGTAGTCTGACAGAATCCACAACCTAATTCGCGGAGGACGTGTCGGATGTTCGGCCACGTAGCGGCCTGTTTCTTTAACGCCATACTTGGCACATACCGCCAGCGACTCCCAAGGCATCCTAGACATCCAATCCTTTTCTTGTTCAGTCAGATTGAGCTCCACGTCGGAACAATATAGCACACTTCGCACCAACAGCCTTGCGGGCCTCCTTGCTCTCGACGATTTCTCCGGCCCCCTCACGAAACACATCTTCGACCATGGCCTGGATTAAGGTCGAGAGGTCCGCCATTGTCAGTTCGCGCTGAAGTTCGGCCTTAAGGTGGTCGACAACATGCTCCAGGCGCATCGGCGTCACCCACTCTTCTGCGATAGCTTGTGCATCTGCGAGGATTTTGGCCTTTTCTGGTGCTACAGTGTCCGCCTTCGATGCGCGCTCGGAAAAATCTGCGCGCTTGTGCTTGCACATGATTCGATTGCCGCGGTTATCGGTGAGCTCCTTCAGCGGACGGAGTACCACGCCTTCCGCCTTCTTGTCAATGCCACATCCGTTACGGATGGCTTGGCGGCTGGGTCGGTCGCGTTCGGCGTCCAAAGACTCTTGATTTGTAGAGACCTT